GATTCGCACCTTTTTACACTTGAGCATTGCGTACACCGGAAGGTGAATTGAGAACACTTCAGTTTTACCGGAGCCTGGCGTGACGTTAAAGATAGTGTTACCGCGTCGGCCTGCAATAATTTCCTCCACTTCGTGACATAGGTAAAGGTGATGCCAGTTAGGCTGGAACTGCTGAGCCTGCATAAGCTGAAACCAGATCCGAATCATTTTTTCGAAATTGGCCTCGCTCATTTTCTTGATCGCCAACTTCTGAGTTGCGTCGAGTTCTTCCCATTGAATCATATCAATTCTCCTGTATGGGCGCTTGCGCGCCCGTAACGTTAAAGCATGTCAAGAATACTGTTTACAGCCTCTTTCATTGCTTCCTCAGTAGTGGCGACAGCGGTCGACGCTGAAGCTGCCGAGTTTTCGATGTTTATTGAAGCTGGCTTGTCGATTCCGAGATCCTTGCCGATAAATGAGGCGTTAATAACGCCGTTTGCGGCAAGCTGAAATTTTTGCTCGTTGATTACGGATTCCACGAACTCCATAACCTCACTGTATTCTTCCTCACGCTTCCACTTAATGATTGCGGCCTCGCTTGCACCGATAAATAGTCGGTATCCGGTCCAGGTGAAGACGCGCGGCTTATGAACAAGCGATTCATAAACGCCACCCTGAAAGCTGGCTGATTCTGACGCCTTTATCGCGTTGTCCTCGGCCCATTCGAAATACTTCACCGACAGATCGAATAGTTGTTCTGGCGTCATCGCGCGGTTTTTCGCTAGTACAGTGCCGAATTTTTTCTTGTATAGCTCTTTGAAATTACCACCCTGGACTACGGGAGCGTTCTTAGGTTCACTCATAAATCCATCCTCTTTGTTTAACATTTAGTGCTATTTTACCATATTGCAGACATAAAAAAACCCGCCGAAGCGGGTTAGTATTTATCACGATAATCGTCGTTTAATGCCTTTAGGGTGGGTCTGAGCTTTAGAGTAGCAGTGAGCAAGGTCGCCAGTCATTTCCCATTGGTCCTTCTTAGGTGAGTAGGTCAGCCATACACCAGTTTTATCCTTCGCGTCCATCGCAATCGCTGCCGCAACAAGTGCGAATCCAGCAAGCAAACCAGCACCAAAAATAATGATACCAGCGATAATCAATAAAAAATGGTCATGTTAAATCTCCTTGATTAATTCAATGTTTATTTTGTGAGTGTCAAGATTAGCATCGGAAAGTTTCTTCGCTTTCGTGATGGCTTCTGCCTGACTGGTTGCAGATAATTCTGTTTCGAAAGATTGTTTGCACGACTGGCAAAACATTCCCATCTTTCGAATGATTAATTTAACTTTGAATCGCTTCATCTTCCTGCGCCTTAATCATAACGCCAGCAATGCGACCAATAACAGCCTCGCCAGGATTTAATCGTTTTTTATAACGAGTGGTTTCACCGTTGCGAGTTACTTTAATTTCAATTTTGATTGATTCGTCTTTAGTGTTTTGCATTATGCAATCCTCTTGAATTGTTGCCGCTTACGGGTCTGCGGCGTTGCTTAACCACTATGCAACCGAGCTTGTTAGCTGGAAGAGTGAGAATCGTCTCACGCGTTGCGCCTAATTGCGCCTCGTCTGTCTACGGGATTAATACTATCACCGCTCAGGGACTTAGGTCAATCATTAATTTCGAATTGTCCCTTAGTCATATCCTGCGGGTAATCAATCTCATGCAGGTTTCCATCATCGCCGTACACGAATACAAGCCTCTTTGACTTACTGACTTTTTCAACGTCGTACGCGCACCCGGCTGAGAAAGCATCGCCATTTCGTGATGTGACACATCGAACCTGATCGCCTTTCTTCGGTAAATTAGCCATTATTCGTAATCCCCTTCTTTGTTACCTACGCGCCCGGCAATGTACCCGGCAGTCCAGACAAATTTGTATCGGTCGATTAGTAACTCGACCTTTTTGTGGTGAGCTGAGATTACATCAATCATGATCTTGTCGTTTTTACGATCTTCTTTCTTCATGCCGCTGACGAATTTGTTTAATTCCTTCGCCGCGCGCTTTACCACGTTCCATTCCGCTTCACTTAAACCGAACATTATTTACCTCTCCCAAATGAAAAATTAACACCTAAAACCTGATTGCAAACTGATTCCATGTATCGCAACTGGTATTGAGCAACCTTTGAAGGACTTAATTCATCGGTAAATAAATCCTCAACATTTATTTCTTTTTTATGCTTGCGCTTCCATGCCTTGATGATATTTGGCAGGATTCGCTCGCTCTTCCAGGTTGCAAACTCAGATTGATTCGTTGATGCCGGGGTAAGCTGCCTTTCGATCTGGTTAAGAAGTTCGGCGGCAGCGCCTTTTACGTGAAGCTGTTCGCCGATAGTGTCTAGTATTTCACGCGCTTGTTTATCTTACAGGTTAATCGTGATCATGCCTCTTCTTCCTCCTCTTCGATCGGGGTAAAAAACTGCGTGTTAACTGCCGGGTTGTAATAAACTCCGTCGTCATAGTCGCTTTCTTTCACTTCAATGAAAACGTCGCAACCGTCATGCATGAAATCACCGTTGTCAGTATGAACCAGTTCGAATACCTCAGAAGTTTTAGTGCAAGTGAAAAACTTATCAGTTGATACCATCATTTCGATTTTCTCTCTTCGTTGTCGATGAGGTAACTATATCAAATCACCCCACCGACGTTTTAGCAATTCGTGCTATTTATTGATGAACGTGGCGGCTATGTGATGAGCGGTAATTTCTGGATGACCTTCGACAGAGAAGAAGTCACACTCCTGATAGCCGTTAACCCCGATCATATCGTCCAGGTAGATATAGTCTCGACTGTCATTATCGAAGTTGCAACCGTTGCGATGTATTCGACATAGCTTGACTTGGATATCACCTTCAATCATCTGCAAGATTTCGTCTTTGAATCCACCATCAGTAAATACCGAAAGGGAGTGCGACTCTTTCACCTTGCTTTCCGCTCGCATACCGAAGAAGCGATTTCCGAACTGCGGCTTGATGACTTCCTCGCTAATCCAGATCATAAACTGGCGCGGGCTTTTACCGTTCAGGATTGATGCTGGCTCTTCTTTATAGCGACGGTCCTCATACAAGAACATGAAATACTCGAAATTAGCCTCACCCAGGATTGCTCTGGCAATCTCAAACATTGGCGCTTTGAAGCTGCGTAGCGCTACATGATCGTAAGTGTCAGCCAGGATGCATCCGATAGTGTCTTTTCCTGCGCCAGGTGCTCCGTTTAAAATGATAGCTGTTTTCATGTTTATACTCCGTGTCTTTTTGTGAATAAACCTAATCTATCACGCTCATAATTTACGGCTTGAGCGGCCTCTTCTATTGTGTCGAATTGCCCGAGTTTCTTATTTCTAACTTGCGCCCTATACTTTCCTCTATCTTTCATGAAAGTTACACCGGATACTCCGGTTGTGTTATCAAATCTCTTTTTTTGATTCCTGTTATTTATGGTTCTCGTTACCAATCTTAGGTTTTCTATTCTATTGTTTTTTATGTCTCCATCCATATGGTCTACCTCCATTCCATTCGGTATCTTACCATTATGGTATATCCATACAAGCCTGTGAGCGCCTCTAGTTTCGCTTCTTACTCTGATTATTATGTATCCGTCTTTATCCTTGCTTCCTGCCGCTCCTCCTATTTTAGCTCTACTGTATTTAGATGATTTAGCTTTCCAATACAGAACGCCGTCAGAATAAGTAAATAACTCTCTTACCCTTGATTTGTTATCAATCGACACCATGACTTTTTAAATCCTCTCGACTATTACAGGCATATTCACAAACCTGATACGTGGTTATTCCTAGCTCTCTGAATTTTTTTATTATATTCACTGAGTCATCCCAAGCCGCCAGAATGTTATCAATGCCGATCGCGCGCACTGCCTCTTCTTTCATTACCGTGTCTTTACGGTTGTCGGTGTGCGGTCGCATGACTAAGTAATCATATCGAGCGCCGTGATGCTTAAGCCATAACTCAGATGCGTAACGCACCTCATCACTTCGCCCGGTTAAAATTATTACATGATATCCAGCGGCAAACATAGAGTTCATCACGTCGATCGTGCTTTGGATAGGGTTGTCAAATATTGCCGCACGGTTAAACTCAGACCAGCTTTCAGTCAAGTGCAAATCTTTTGTCGGTAACAGGTGAAGTCGACCAGATCCTTCACTCAGCGTCCCGTCAAAGTCAAAGATTGCTACGCGGCGCGTGCCGAGAAACAGGTTGATTTTCTGACCCCAAATTGTGATTTTATCCATTATGCTTTCTCCTGTACGCGAATGATTTTGATGGTTAATTCTTCTTCAACAATTTTGTAGCCGGATGATTCAAATTTACTCTCACGAGTCTGATTGCATGAATCAATAACGACATGGCTATTCTGAATATCGTCAGCCATGCCGATTAGCATGCTAACGATCTGCGTTCTCGTTTCGTTGCTCATTCCGGTAATAGTTTTCATAGTGATTCCTCTGATTGGTTGCTTAACTCAACGAAGGGCATTCTATCAAATACCCTTGAGCAAGTTTTAGCAATTAGTGCTATTACCAGCAACTGATCTCATAGTCAGCCCAAGCGTCAAAGCTACACTGACTGAAGTCGCCGCCGTAGTTTTCCATAATTTCATCGACCAGGAAGTAGCAGGACTCACCGTTACGGTAGAAGTATGAATCTGCAACGTTACGCGCCCAGCGTCCGGCATCCTTCTTGCTCATCTTCCAGTATTTCATTGCAATTTTCTTGAATGCACGCACAACATGCTTGCGGATCTTAATGTGCTTGTACACCGCGTTGCAGCCGTAGGCCATATATTCGTTATCGCCAAGATTCTGCATAATGTACGGATTTACTTCTCTTGACGTAATCATCAGATCGCCATCGCCGCGACGAGCATCGTAAATGCTCGCTGTCATGTAGTGACCTTTGAACATTCCAATGCCGTGCAGAGTGTATTCATCGTTAGGCGTTTCAATGCAAATTAAGTGTTTCATGAGTGCTTCCTCGTTTGTTGGTGTAGGGGAATCATAGCGCATTCCCCTTGATAGGTTTTATCAATTCGTGCTATTCGTTTTAACAGTGATGCAAAAATAATTTTTTAAGCACGTCACCACGCGCGCTGAATCGACTTGTGGGAGCCTTAAAATTTCGTGGACCAATTGCACTGCCGACACATCAAATTTGTAGTAGTGGGAGATTCTGGAGGTATTTGGGCGCATTCCTTCCACTGCGTCGCGTGCTGCATCTTCTGCTGTCATGATAGTAGCCATAAAACACCCTTAAGAGATAATGTCAGGATCAGTAGGCAAAATAGCAACTCATGAAATGATGGCGGCTCGTTATTCCAGTTAGAAAAGTCTGGCATAGTTCTTTCTCCAAAAGAAAGGGGAACCGCTCAGAGCAGATTCCCCGTTAAAATTACATGATGAACATCAGCGAAATCGCAGCTACCAGGAGAACAATCGCCACAGCCAGGCCAGACAAATCCGCCTTCTCTTCAAACTTCAGCGCTGGCTTACGGTCAACTTCCGACGGCTTGACGTTGTGGATCTTGTTAGCTGCAACATTGCCATTGACGCTGAAAGTGCGCTTGCGCTTCCTGCCGAACGTTGCGAACTTAGTGCCGCCGCTGTTCCAGCGAAGGCCTTCGCCATTGTGAGTTACGGTTGCAATTCGGTGGCGGCCCGTGTCGTCGGTCAGCGCTACAGTGTGCTTTGCGTGCTCAGTAGGCACGTCGTAGATTTTGCCAACGGTAAATTTTTTGGTGTTATCACTGATACATTCGAATTTCATAAATTTTACCTCTTTATTATGCAGTTGGTTGATTGCTTCGATTACGTCTTTAAATTTAACACCATCTACGATTCGATGGAAGATATATTTTGAGCTACCGCCATACGGCAGGAATATTTCTTGGTGTTCGTGACGCCGGACAACGTTCACATTGCAACCGCTCTCATCAATAATGATAAAACTGTCGTCATTGACGCGAGCGCCTTTGTAAGTTTTCCCCCACTTAAACCCCGATCCGCTACTCGATACGCATTCAAATTTCATGGTCTAATCTTCCTGTAAGGCTTGATTGATAACATCACGTATTGCGTGAAGTCGCATCCTTGATCGTCATACCCGCGATTGATGTGTGGCGTCACGTCTGTAACATCGGATACCCTGGCGTGAACCTCCCAACCGGTAAACTCATCGCGATCGAACTCTCGTAGCTCAAGGATATCACCAACCTGGAAGTTTCGGTCATTGACGCGGAACTCTGCCGTTTTGGTTCCGTTCATTACACCAATGAAATGTACCGGGGCGATTTTTAACTTATGAGTTTTGCTCATCTTTCTTTACCTCGAATGTCACGTTCCAGAATTTATTGCCTCATGAATGATAGATTACGTCCTGAGACGTGAGTTCGTGCAATGCGTGCCCGATAATCTCCATTCTGTCGTTCGGTGTCAATCCGCGAAGTGATTCGCGTAGGAGTGATGCCTTGTCGTAAATCTGCCACTGAGTGAGTCGTGTAGCCATTATATATTCCCTTTCTTCTTTAATTCACGAACGACGGCGGCACACGACTTGCTGCAAGTTAATCCCCACCCGCGATTTAGATCGGACACTTTTGCATCGTATGCATTACCACACCCCGGAGCCTTGCAAGTGACCTTTCTGTAAGTATCATGCTTGTGCTTTGGTTTTGGTGATTCTTCTATGATGATGCAATTCTCCATTACCTCTCCAGTTTCTTTGTTGACGATAATCATAGATAAAACCTAATTAAATTATGCGGCATCCAGCCTGATTGGTTGCTTTTCTTCAATAAGGCCACTATATCAAATGGCCTTGCGGAAGGTTTAGCAATTCGTGCTATCGTTTAACGCACATTGTTTTAACTTCGTACCCGAACGGCTTATTCTCTGCGATAACTTCCCGTGCCTTATTGCATGATTGTTGGCTCTCCATGTATACGTGATCCGGCCCGGTACTCATCAAGATAATTAAAATCCACGCCGTCATTATTTCACCTCATAGCGTACAAGCGTTCCGCGCTTAATACTGATTTCACCTGATACCGTTTTGTGTTTGAAGCCGCCATAATGCAATAGAAGAGTGACGATATCGTCGTGCACTTCAATAGCTTTCGGCGTGGCGGTGATTTCAAGCCATGATTTATCATCAAGCTGCACTCCTTTTAGCGTCGCGCTCAATGGCATGTTCTCGATCTGAGTGCATTGCAGCATAGGCTTAATTTCTGGCTTTGCGAAGTGAAATATGGAGCGTTCAATCTTCCAGCCATCAAACATGCCTTTCGCACCCAGATCGCCACTCATAATGTAGTGGTAGTCCTTGTTTGGTGAATTTTCTTTATTCACTTCGTTATGTCTGGCGATAAACCAATCCAACTTAAGCTGAGACACCTCATCAGTGGCCCATTTGCCCTTATCTTCACTGGCGAATGTAATTTCACCGCAACCCAGGCTGATAAACTTAATCGGGAATTTTACGTCTTCTAATTTTAACATGATGATTTCCTTTTAGTGGTTGATGTGGGGATTATACCATTCAGGACAAATCCCCTTTTAACAATTCGTGCTTAGTAGACTAACTCACACTCAATATCGAACGGATCGGCTTTACAATGGAAGAAGCATAGCGCCTCTTGATTCATACCTCCCACGAATCCAACAGCATTAAGCTGTTCACCGTTGATATAAGCTAAGTGCTCGGTGATTTCTTCAAAGTCAACGATAACCGGGAACGTGCGATTCTCATAACCTGGACGCATAGGGTAGCCGCCATTACTGAGAAGTCGAACCTTGCGCGGCTTGACGTTCGCTTGAACTTCCCATTCAAAAAAGAACATCGTTCCGTCTTTCTCGTTGAAGTCAGCCGGACCAAATACAGGGCTAACAGAAAGTCCGTAGTCAAGATCGTACACGCCAGCTTTAATAAGATCGTCAACCTTAACGCGGTAGCCTCCAGTGCTGGAATCGCACTTAACCGCATCAACCACGATAGGGTCCGCTTCAAGGTCGCGGGTAAAGCCTTTGTAACCGCCAGTGCAAAGTAATTTGATTTTCATGTTTGTATCCTCGTTCGTTGTCGATGGGGTTACTATACCAGGTTATCCCGATCCGGTTTTAACAAAAAGTGCTATTTCATCAAAGTGAAGCAGCGAATCTCATTTGGCTTAAAGATGAACGTCTGAATGCCACTGACAAGACCTGCGTGAATAACTTCGAATCCAAACTCCTTCTTTACATACCGGACAAATTCGAAGGTTGTACGATAATCACCATTGAATCCAAAAGTCTCGGGGTTAAGCTGAAATGCTTCGCCTGGATTTAGTTGCATTAATACACCTTTCAGAGCGTCGTACTTAATCTTGCTCATGGTCATCACCTCTTACAGTCCACACTTTTCGATATGCGCTTTCATCTGGCGAACGATCTCGTTTACGTCACGAGTCATCAATTCGCTATCAGCCAGTTTGCCCACATCAACCACAAACGAATCCAGGCAATCGGCCAGGCTAACTTTTTTCCGACTGCGGCGCTTCTTCACGGGAACCTCTTCGTCGGTAACGATAACCGTTATCATTGTGATTGCAGCGTCATTCCGGCCTACCTTCACCTTTGCCACCTTGCCATACTTGCAAAAGTGCCTGGTAATGATCGGAGTGATGAAAGCGGACTTGAATCGCTTCTCTACCTCCCCCTGGTTCTGGTCCACCCATCCGGCAGCGGCAGATTCAAGATCGTCATCACTTACCTCCTGGTCACGGAAGTAGAATCGCGCGGCCTCGAGGGCCATATCATCAGCCACGAAAGAGAACTCATTCATGCCTTTGTCGCGGTACATTGCATCGCAGGTTAGGCGAATCATATCGGTGATTTTTAACTCCTGACTGGTATTGCTCATAATATATCCTCTTTGTCTATTCGTGTGTAAATGGTGTCATAATGTGTCAACAATTGCCATTGTGACATCGCGATGTAGAGCTGTCAATGCCTGCGAGCCAATTTTAAGCCGTGTAACATTTGTCTAGCTGTCTATAGCCACTATAGAAATATATGGCTCTCAAAAAAGTACTGTATATATAAACATGCAGATAGAAATATGCCAACAGTACGCTAGACAATGTAAGACAGCTATACACAACTATTACAATATAATTATCTATATATAAATAAAAAAAACACTATATATATTATATATATACATATATCTATATGTATATTGTGAGGCGTCACAGTGTGTATTTTTGTCACAAGTGCGATTCTAGACAAATATTACAGTCGTGACAAGTTAAAGTGTAATCGATAGCACTTTTTGCTAAAAATGGAGATGACTACCAGGCGAACAGGGCAACACTAAATCCTCCCTCTCACAATCATTGCAATCTCAGCAACAAATCAACCAACTGTTGCACACCATGCAATAATCACGTTTCATCATTCGCAATCAATAACAATCAAAATTATTCCACCTATTCCAGTATTGATGGAATAATGAGCAATTATTGGAATAGCATTTTTGCTAACGACTCGACCAGGTTGACAGGGTATAGTTCGGGCCATCAACCAATCAGAAGAGGAAGTCACAATGAAATTAATTTGGTCACTATTCGACGGTTCCGGTCTTGCTGGCCATGAACTGGCAAAGCAAGGTCATAAGGTGATGTGCTTCAACTTTGACGGAGCCGATCACGGAGATTACGCAAAGTACAACGCCAGGGTAGAGCATCCGAACATTGAGTATGTGAACGTCTTCATTGATGAGAAGTTCGAACGTGATACGATCGCGGGTGTGTATGACAAACCGGATTTTATTATGGCCTTCCATCCATGCACTGACCTTGCTGTTAGTGGTGCTCGCCATTTTGCCAGCAAGCGTGAACGTGATCCGCTATTCCAGGAGAAAGCTGTCGCTACTGCCCGTATTGCCGCGAACATTGGCGATAGCATGGGCGTGACTTACATAATTGAGAATCCGGTGAGCGTCCTGTCATCTGCATGGAGAAAACCAAATCACTCCTTCAATCCCTGGGAGTATGGCGGCTATCTTCCTGAGAATGACGCGCATCCCTGGTTCCCGATGTATATCGCGCCGCGCGATGCTTACCCGAAGAAGACTTGTCTGTGGACCTCTGACGACTTCGTTATGCCGGAGAGAAAACCTGTAAACCTGCCTGACGGGTACTCTGCACAGCAAAACAAGCTGGGCGGCAAGTCTGCCAAAACTAAGCTGATACGATCCCTGTCGCCGCGTGGATTTTTCAAAGCGATCGCAAATAGCACTTTTTGTTAAAACTCGATCGGTGCGATTTGGCATAATTACCTCATCGAAACGAGATACACATCAGTAGCAGGAAAATGAAATACGAAAATCGCGGTAACGAAATCATCAAAATCGAAAACGGCGTTGAGTACATCATGGTAGCTTGCAAGGTTAACGGCATGGATTCCTTCGTATGGGAAGAAATCAAAACTGAAGACAAAGCGGCTAAATTCCTGACCTGTGTTAACCAGCCTGACGCGGAACGTGACATCTTCACCCGTTACGGTAAATATGAAATCGTCCGCGAGACTGCATGCTTCTGGTGGGTTAAGCCTAACAGCCAGTACAAATTCCCGCGCAAAATAAGCAAGCGTACCATGCGTGAAGCTGGCTTCAAGAAAGCGTATGCCGCTGAGTTCGATATTGATTAATAGCACGAATTGCTAAACGCCCCGAAGGTAGTCGGGGTATAGTAAACACATCAACAGCAAACGAGGAAAGAATCATGCTTAAGCAGTTCACTGACCTGGACTTCTCAGCCAGCACAGCAATACATACTGACGAAAAAGAGCAGATTGCGATCGAGAACATTGCGCGAAAGATTTACAACAAGCAAGAGAAGGCCGTGAGAGCCGCTCTGAGCGCTTATTACGGCGTAAGTGATGCAATGGAGTGCGTTAACCGCGTAACGCGCGTGGTGGACCATTTGGGCGTGTCTCGCTTCGTAGATAAAGATACTGGAGAAACGATAATCCAGCTTAACAATCCATCAATGCGTACCGAGCTTGGCAATATTGCATTATGGGGCGTGGCTAACTACTCAATCACCGTAAACTCCTGCATTGCGGATCGTGTTAAGGAGGCATTGTATGAGTGATAATATCTACCGCGTGGTTGCGATCTCACGAAAGACTCAGAAAAAAGTAATTGTCTACATGGGAAATAGCGCCATTGAAGCTACAGACGCCTTCGAGCTACTGAAGAATAACGAAGGATTTATGAACACGTTCCGCGTTCGACTTGAGCGTCTCGAACCTGTTATCATTGATGAAGCGCGAAAGCTATCCTGACTGGTTAGGGGGAATAATGAACCACACTTATAAAATCACAACGAAATCACCGAAGATTAACGGAAGCACGGTCGCGGCATTGAATAACGCGGCAGCAATCCACGAAAAAAACATCATGGAGCGCGTGAAGGCGGCAGTAGGCCGATTCTATGGAATCAACGCTGATATTGCTGACAGCAAGCGACTATTCAAATACGTGCCAGGTCATCCATATAGCCGGATGATCGATATTAAGCACAACAAAGAGCTTGTTCGAATCGGATCGCTTAGCGTTGACGAGTTCGACCATAGCATTAACCTTGTGACGGCGTATCAAACCTGGGACGGTAAAAAATGATTTATATTCACACTTTCTATACTGGCAAATTTAACAGTGTAAAAAATGTTCGAGTTTACGATAGCCACCAAAAAGCAATGATGCAGAAAGTAGTTCTAGGTGGAACAATCAAGGAGTGCCAAGTAATTTCCGAGTACTGATAGCACTAATTGCTAAAGACAATAAATAGTGAGTAAGGTATATTACTCACACACCAAACAAAACAAAGGAATTAAAAATGAGCATTAAAGTTGAGAATATCATCAAGCATCTGAACGCGAAAGGACGTGTAGTTATCAAAATGGATAAGTCTTCCGGTTTTATTTCAATGACGTTAACTAAGGCTCAGAACGGTAATAACGTTATTGGCAGCACGCCAGGAACGCGCTTAGTAAATGCAACAGATGCGGATGTTCGCGCAACGCTTGAGGCTAACTCGATTTACATTAATTCATGGAGCTAATTAATGGAACAAGATAATTTCTGTACTCGTTATTTTGCCGCGCTCGATGCCGGGCTTAGTGCGGAATGGTGTATCAAGGTTGCATATAAAGAAATTACTCTTGACGACGCACTAGGGAATATGGATATGGACGCAGAAAGTGAATACAATCCCGACTTCGAGATGCCAGGCGATGATATTGGTGATAATGACGACGAAGATTATATTCCCTGGTAAATAGCACGATTTGTTAATATTGCCGTAAGGTCATTTGATAAAGTGACCTTATTCAAGATAACCAATCAGGAGCTAACGCAATGAAATCCATCAAACTTAAATGCACTTCCGCAGACAAAATCACAGGATTCGAAGTAAACAATCTGTACAAAGGTCGTGAGCGCTATGATGGTACTCGCGAAGTAAAGTTAAAATGCGGGAAGTATTTAAAACTTGAAAGGCATGATGAATTACATATTCACGGATCTGATGAAATCTTCTTCGCGAAGTTCACCGAGTTGAAAACAAAGACGATCAAGTGCACCGGACTTGACCATCGCAACCCAATGAAAAAATCATTCAAAGTTGGCAAGCGTTACCAGGTTGAAAGCGGTCGCGCTCTCGGTGGCGTAGCTGGTTACATCTTTGATGAGGATGGTTGCCGCTGGAATTTATTTCGTGCGGATGTCGGATTCATCATTGCAGACGGCACTTGTTTTGAAGGATTGTACTCATGATAAATATAAGAGATGATTTTTTATATGTTGATGGAATTATTTATTATAAGAGTAACACTAGATTTAAAAACCTTGTTGGGAGAGAGACTGGAAAGTTAGATAGGCTGGGTTACTGTAGGTTTTATGATGGGTTTAGGATGGTTTATAGACATAGATATGTATGGACTATTTTTAACGGCCAGATACCTGAAGGTATGGAAATAGACCACATAAACCATATACCAGGTGATGATAGAATTGAAAATTTAAGACTTGTAACTAGAGAAGGGAACACAACAAATAGAAGTCTAAACAAAAATAACACATCTGGCATGAATTGCATATACCCTATGAAATCAGGCTCTTACAGGGTAAGAGTTAGATTTATGGGTAAGACTTACGGAAGGTGCGTTGACACTGTTAGTGAGGCTATAGATTTAAGAGATTCAATACTCATTGATCTTGGTTTTCATGAGAATCACGGATCGAATAGCATTTTTTGAAAAACGCGTGTACCATTGGCGGTGTATCATTCACACCGTCAACTAAGGAGTTTATTGTGATGTTTAATATTAAGCCAAAACTGAATTACCAACAGATTATTGAGATCGCAAATAGCACTGGAGTGAATCCGGTGGCGATCGCAATTCGTGAAAACAGTTACGGGGATTCAGTTTCTTTTTGGCAAGATCCGATCGATATCAACAGCGGAAACGATAAGTTCCCTCTGATTTCGTTAGGTGGCGATAACTTGGTATTCGAATATGCAAAAGCAAAAGCTGAATCAGTCCAGTTCCCGGTTTCATCCGCGTATGCTCATTTTATCGGTTGCATCTCAGCCGCGATGCTCGGGAAGTTTTGGGTGCAATATCATGGAGAAGAACAGCCGACAGCGCTTTACATGGTAATCAGTCAGCCACCATCAACAGGCAAATCAGCGATTAACTCAGCGGCGATTACGCCTATGCGTGCGGAGATTCAGCGACTGAATGAAGAGCGTAAAAATGAACGTATCCGTTTAACCAGTCAGCTACGTCAGGTCGAGAAGGAAATCAAAAACGACCCGAAGGGTAACACGACGGCGGCTCTGTACGAGGACAAAGAAAAACTGGAAGAGAAGATCAAGAAGATGGCTGATATTGTTTTCGCGGTATCAGATCCTACACCTGAAGGTCTTGCGAAAGTGGCGGCAGTGCAAGGTCACTTTTCCGTAATATCTGACGAGGCAACGGCAATCAATACATTGCTCGGGCTTACGTATGGCGGTTCAGATAAGAAATCTAACAGTGAGCTTATCCTTAAGGCGTGGGATAAAAACCATATGGAGGTCGCGCGTTCAAACCAGGACAATAACTTGTCTCTTTGTCCGGTCGGTTCAATCTGCGTAATTGCTCAGGATGAAACAATCAAGGGTATCATGGACGCAGGCCAGCGCGGTATCGGTGTATCTGAGCGTTTCCTCCTGGTTCGAGAGGAACCGCTTTTAGGTACTCGTATTCTTTGTGATGAAAATGGTGATGCACTGTATAAAGAAGTCGATCGCGGACTGGTTAGCAAATATTACAGACTCGTGCACAACATCATGAAGGAGGACAACGTTGTTCTCTCTGTTAGCCGTAATGCTATGCGTGAATTAAACCTTGCGCGCCAGGCGATGGAGCCTGATTTCGCCGCCGGGGGGAAATACTCTCACTCAATGCTTCGCGGTCATCTCGGCAAGTTCGATAAGCACGCTTTGCGTATTGCTTCAGTTCTCCACACGATCAAGAATTGGGAGGGTGAATCACCGAACCGTTCCAACCGTGAGATTGACCTTGAAACAATGCAGGAAGCGATCATGATTTTCAATGAGCTTTCCAGGACTTATCTGTCGTCCGCCAGCGCTGCCGGGTATGCTGGTGATGAGGCTGAATCTCGTAAGCTGATTGATGTTATCACTGAGATCGCAAAGAAGAACAAGGGGCGCGCACCTATTCATAGTATTGTTGCAAAGTGCCGGAACGTTACGCCGTTCAACGGTCAACAGAAAGTATCTGAGCGAATCGATAGTCTTCTAATCACGCTCGAAGAGATGAATTACACTTGCCGAATTGATGATATTGTTTTCATCAATCCTCGACTGATGGGTTAATAATATGCTGCTTCTTTTAGATCTGTTTAGGTTCTGCGAAGGATACGACAAATACACCAGGCAGCACATAGCGAAATTTATATACGCCCACAAGGAAAATGAGCGATTTGCTAAGGCTGCTGGAATTACTCGCCGTGAATTTACAAGCGCGCTATCTAAGGAGTTTTGCGCTCGTTGCGTGACTGAGGGTTACTTGGATTGCAAGGATGGATTTTACTGGTGCAAGGGAAAGATCAAACGCCCGGTAATGATGAAGCTGATGTGTATTGATGGCTACAACAATCGGTATACGTGGGAGATGATGCACATTGGAGAAATGAGTGATGAAGAATTGTTTGGCGAACGTAGAAACATTGATAGATCGGAACGTCGAATTGTGCGCAAGACTCCAGCTTACGAAAGAGGAATTTGAACAAGGATTGTTGAGTCTGCTGCTCACTTCAATGAGGGCCAACGGCGACAGAGAGCATAATCTTTGCGACCAGGAAGGGGAGTTACTTCTCCATGTCAAAAGATACAAATAGCACTTTTTGTTAAAACACCCGATCTCGTATCGGGTATATTTGTTTCATCGAAACGACCTGAAGGAAAGCATCATGGCTAACAAATTTTTAGTAGTTCGCGTTTACAGCCACTCTAACGGCACTAGCAGTGAGATTCCTACCCTTTACAGCAAGACTGATGGTTGGACTGAAGAAACGGCGGTAGCGAACGAGAAGAAGGTCGCTGAGATGCACGGCGACACATGCGAGATTGAAGTTCGCGAATACGCGAAACTCACGAACGAAAGTTACATGTGGGCTGATGCATAAAAGAAAGGAGGCTTACGCCTCCTTTTTTTCGTCCTTACGAAGTGAAAAATAAACCAGCAATAGACCGATAAAAACGAGAATCCAGCCAACGATAGCATCGTACCAGTTTTCCGGTTTTGTTACTGTGATGCTTTCAGCGTTAACCGTGTTAGCCTTAATGGTTGACACTTCAATTGACTTCTTCAAGGAAGAGTCAATCTTTCCTACATTGGACTTCTCAACTTTAACATCTCGCTTATCTTCGGATTTTGCGGTTACTCCTGCTAATTGCTTTGTGTTCTCCTCTCCGATTTGTGCTGTAACTTCCGGTTTAGATCCGATTAAACCGCTCAGGGCAGATGCCGTCGAGCAACCGGATAGGGAAATAACACCAACAGCCACTGCAATCGCAATGCACGTTTTCTCCAGTTTCATTATAATTCCTTAACGCAATACGCGTATTCTTCAGCGCGTCGGTTCTTGAGTCCTCTAGACACTTCGCGCTTTTTGGTTTTTGGGTTGTAGTAGTATACCCATCGCCATAACTGATTGCACGCTTCCTTGTGCTTACTCTGATTTATTAGCTTAAGCATTGTAGAAGATCCGAACGCGCCAGTACCGACGTTGAAAGTGAAGCTATACAGTGATGCTCGCATAGTTACCGGGATATCAACCTTTACCTTCTTGTCGACGTATCGCTGAGCGACGCCGATATGTTTTATCAGCAATGCATCGCATTCTCGCTTAGTGTATTTCTTACCGGGTATTACGTCCGGCCCGGTTATTCCGCTGCATACGGTAGGGACTCCGGCGATATCGTAATAAACCTCGTATTCTATACCTTCGATTCGTTCCAGTAGGGTAGGTGTCAACGTCAAAGCAGCCCCGATCGATGCGCCTATAACGTTATTTTTTAAACTCATTATCTCCCCCTGATCTTAAGCGCCTTATTTAGATCGCCATCGTTTAACGCTTCCTGAATTGCCTTACTATCACGATACTTCCAGTATGCTCCCCAGGCACCAAAAAGCAGAAAGCAAATGAATGTAGCGCCAGCGATATAAAGTTGACCTGTCGCGGCCCCGACTAATGAAGCGCCGCCCGTGCTGGACGTCGCAGCGGTTAAAAATTCTTTCATAATCTCACCATATATTTTTTGAACAAGTGAGTCGATTTTAACCTTCAAATTTATTTGATACAACGCAAAAAGTCCAGCATGTAAATCATGCCAGCCTGTAAGGTTATGAATGATATTGTTAATCTATCGCAATAAATTCCAGATAGCTGCCGTTCAGAGGAGTCTGGATTACTGAGCCTCGACCGTCGTAAATCTCAAACAATCCCCCACCGAAATCATAACCAACACTATAGATCTGATTTACGCGGAATGGAAGTGTTTTGGAGTCATTTCGGATGCACTTAACTCGTTTCATGATATAGCCTCTTTGCTTTCGATGTTGTTACTATGCCCGAATCCCTTCGGGCGTTTTTATCAATTAGTGCGATCCTGTCATTTCTGGACGATAGATGAAGCGACCTATTTCCCCAAACTGCTTATCGTAAACAATTACAGCCGCCTGGCGATATGAGCGCCACCCTCCGCGCGCTGCGTATGCGTCTTTCGCGCCTAACTGACCGTGAACCTCATCAATACCAAGCGAGTGCTCAGTGATTGTCTGGTGATGCCAGTGACCACTATGAGTATACACATACTTGCTCTCGCCGAAGTCTGATCGAAAATCTGCCGCCATTGCTGCAAGTCGCGTGTCTGCCTTTTTCATAGTGTGACCGTGAGTGTATCCCAACAAGGTATTTCCCCAACGAGTCTTATGCAGAATCATAGGACTAACGTCAACGAATACTCGCGGCTCGTCTTCATAATATGCCGACATTGCAGCTCTCAGCCAAATCATCCCAGACTGATCGTGGTTCCCTTCGATAACCTGGACCTCGACTTCTTTGTGTTTCATAAGCATTTTGTCGATGGCTCGGCGTACCGAACGAATCGCAACATGCACTAATTTTGCGTATCGTGAATCCTGATCAAGAACGTGACCACTTGCCGGGGTAACTGCATCAAGGCCGTCAGAGTGAAGGAAGTCACCGCCGATTAACAGAACAGCTTTCTCTGCGTTCGGAGCAATATCGATCGCGTAATTAAAGAAGTCACTCAGCACTTTTTCCGCTACATCGGTAGAGTAGTTCTCTCCGCACTCATGCTTATGAGCAAGCGCGCCAATATGAAGATCGAATACCGGATAGAGTGCCAGCTTACCCATAGCTGTCGTAAGCCCTTGCGAGGTTAGTAGCTTGGTTGGATTTGCTCGCGGCAGGTCTTCACAGAATGCAATGCGAGCCGCTTCCATCATTGCCGCAATCTTCTCACGGTCCTGATCGGTCTTTACCCAGCGCACTACCTCGGTCCCATCACCTCGAATCATCGTCGACGTGCCTTTTACCATGAATCCCTCGGGAACGTTTTTAGCAACATGCTCGTTACCGTGAAAATGACCTTCTTTTGCCAGCTTGGCGTGACGCGCTTCAACAGTGCGAATGTGCATGCCGTATTTTTCCGCGATCTCGCGAAGTGTTAGGCCGCTCATGCGCTCTTCAATAAGTTGCTCGGTGGTGATTTTAGCTTGTGACATATTTTAATCCTTACATGATAATGAAATACATTACTGAAAATGAAATTAGCGGTGTTAATACTACAGCAAAATAAAGATTCATGCCACAGCCTTTAACCAGAATCCGAGGTCTGAAGATTTAAACTCAACAAGTTTTCCATCAACCTCAAGCATCATGCTGTTTCTACCTGGTGAGTAATAACCTATATGCAACTCATTCTCGATCCCGATAGTGCACAGCACGTTAACGAAGTCAGGTGGTAGCCAGTCAGAGAAAGGGATTTGCTTAACCTGCCTTTTCCAGATCCATATTGTCTGGTAGCCATCTGAGTTAATATTTAATCCTGGAAGTCTTGTTGTTCTTTGCGTTTTTTCGTTCTCGCTCAATTCTCTTTCCTTCTTCACGATAAAACTCAAGTGACGGGGTGGCTGGCACTCTATGCATTTTTCTCGGCATATCTTCCATAAATGAAATCTTTCCGTTTGATATAATGCTAACATCCTTTATATCGAAATATTTTGCTATTAGTGCTATATCGTCTGATATTCCGCATTCCTTCGCGTGCTCCCAAACCTCTCGTTTACCTTGTTTTTTTATCAGCATTGGTTAGTTTCTCCACGCTTTCAATAAAACACTCAACATCTTTGACTGAGCATAGGTAATAAGCCATTTTAAGGAAGTTCATAGCAATATCCCAATCAAAGTTACCGCCTTTCTTGTTGGTGATATGAACAGCCATTTTTGCTGACTGTTGAGCGATATTGAAAAAGTTTGCGTTAATGCGTGCCATCTTTTGATTCCTCATCTTGTCTCAATGAAATAACTATACCCGACTTTCGCCGGGTATTTTTAGCAATTAGTGCTGAACGATCGTATCTGCTTTAAGTTCCTCTACGTCTTTCTGGATAATTGAAGGCCAATTCTCGATATGTTCATTTTTTATCTCACCGAAAGACATATCAAGAGAACTAGTGAAATCCCACAGATCGCAACCAATAACATCCTGAGTCAATCCGTTTCGCTCCATAATTTCGCAGCACGTAGCTCGATAAAGTAGCCATAAACCTTGATCAGTTAACTTAACAGGAATCATTTTCTCGTTCATCATACTTTCCTTACTTTTGCGCGCTTGTTTTTAACCGAAGGGCAAATGCTTGTGATTGGGATATAGTGAGTCTGTTGAACCTCACCCTCTTTCAGTTCGCGCATAATGAAAATTACCGAACCTTTGTTATTACCATCAACGGCCTTCCCGGTTTCACCTGATATGAACGCCAGGCGACCGGATCGGGCGTACTCGTTCCCGTCGATATCCTCCGTCAAATCAGCTTCAATCCAGATAATCTCAGCCGCGTGCTGTCGCGCCTCAGTAAACCACGCTGTAGAATTATCGGCAGGCAACAGAATATCAATCTGGTTGTTGTGCTCCATTTGCTCGATCGCCTTCTTGACGAATATATCAGGTCGACTATAAGGAGGATTTGACCATACATGCTTATTTTTACCCCACCAACGTTTTAAGCAGTTTGTTTCCTGAGAATAAAACTTATCGCAAACTTTATTTTCTTCACTTGCCGCAGCGTCGAGGTCATATTTTCCGTAGCGCCCCTCAAGGTATGCGATAACCTCGCGTGGAGTTGACCATAAATCACGAACAGCGTCAGGGGTATTTGTTCCCTTGTATCGACGCCCTGAAATCTCTTTGCAGGTTGGCGTTTTCAATGCCTGATAATAACAGCCTGACGCTATTGCTTCGCGAGTGAATGAGCAGCCAGTCTCTGCAAAGTCGATGGTTTCTATATCGTTGAAGTCTTTCATTGTTTAAATCCTTATAACTCAGTGAATTTTGAATTGCTTGATACTATAATGCCGCCATTAACCATACAAACATCACGTTCAACTCCATTATTATCAATCATTACGTAATTATCATTCTTCTCTAAAACCTCGTAACTATCCCCAGTTGAAAAAATGTTCATCTTTAGACTCTTCGCAAATTACATTGCAAACAAAATATATAGTGTTCATTCTTACACATCCGTAACGTTTCAATGAGAATATTATGCCAGATTCCATTCCGGCAGTTTTAACAAAAAGTGCTATTTCATCATTTCGTAAATTGCGATCTTGAATTGCCCGAATCCGTATGCGACGGCAGAGAATCCACCGCGCTCCCGGACCTTTCGGAGAAATTCCCTTTGCTTGTCGCTGACTGGTGACGCCTTTCCTTTGCCTGACTTATTAACCCGCTTGAGTTCTATTGCTGCAAACGGGTATCGTGAGTTGACACCAATCAGGATAACGAAGTCTGACACGCCTTTAAGTAATCCAGCTTGTTCATCCCTTAGTGCCGATGTGATTGTTTTTTCACCTTCATTGACAGTGTGCCAAAATAGAAGGTGAGGGAAATTGTATTTCAGCCATGACACGCAATCAACTTGATGAGCATCCTCCTTTCGAGTATCGCTTGGATCTCGCTCGTAAAATTCTAAATAATCACCTTTGTCTGTAATCATTCCGGGATATCCTCCATACCGAAGTCTTTACGTGAGATAATATCTTCTTTCTTCTGGTTGCGACGATGAGTTACGCGCACCGGGTGAGCAATATGATGTGAGTATTGCAAAATCTTGATGGCGTTCTTCATTCCGATAAAGTAGCGTCGCATTTTAGGATCTGACACATGAGGAAGTACACCTTTAGTTTTCCATAGCGTACCGCAAATCTTAGAGTCAGACTCGGGGAAGAATTTTTCATACGCCTTGAACTCATCACCATCGTCGTTAATCAGCGTGTATTTGTATATTATGCCTTTCTGGTTTTTGGTTAGCGTAACCTCAAAATTCTTTACTTCATACCAGTCATTCTTAGTGTACGCCTTACCTGATAACTTCAGGTTAGGATCGACAAGCGAAACATCACAACAACGACAGACTCGCGCAACAACGTCATTCTCTGCACCACATCCTTTAACAATGATTTTCCCGGTACGTTCATCAACCTGGTCCTCGCAAATCTGAGAAGTCCAGAAATAATCGCAACGTTCACCATCAATGACATTAACGCATCGTCGAGCATAGAAGCTATTTACGCAACCGCATTTCGGGCATGTTTTCGGGTCTTTGCCGTTTTCAAAACGCTTCTGGAATTGCGCCTGCTCAAGTATCGGATCGAAATAAAGCTGGCCCAACTCATCCATAGTGCCAGCGAAATCCCATACCAGATGGTCTTGCTTAACCATTCCTTCAGCAACCTGCCATGATTTAAGCAGCCGCATACCCCTACCCAAAAGCTGAATCAACAGAGTGAGAGATCCTATCTTGCGGAGTATGACACTGAAATCCCAATTTGGAACGTTAACACCAGTAGTGAGCGCCATTACCTGAAAGGTGTATTTAATTTTCCCAGCCCTCACATCGTCAAGAATCTTCTTGCGCGCTTTGTTGTCTGTGTCGCCAGTAATAATTGCATATGTACTTCCCGGAGGAAGTGCTGCCGCCGCCTCTTTGCAGTGGCGTTCCCAGGCGCATGTAATCAGAACCGCGTTACGCTCTTCAGCCTTTTTGGCGACCATTTGCATGATTCGCTGAGTAAGAGATTTATCATGAAGGATCTCATCTTCCATTGCCTTCATATCTTTCTCTGTAAAGTCCTGTACGCCGTCCTCGCTTGATGCCTTGAACTTATCCAGATCGTAGTGTACGCCGTCAGTTGAACCGAATATCGTCGGCACAACAGATCCGAACTCAATCAGATAGTTTGTGTCGATATCAGTTACTCGCTCACGCCAGAATCCCAGCTCTTTAGGATTCTCTACCAGAATAGGAACTACACCCCGAAATTCAGATCCGGTCATACCAAATATTCTGAGATCGTGACCGTGAACCTTTTTACAGCGCCGCATCATTTCCATGATTACGATCGTGTACTGACTGCGCTTGGTTCCAAGTAAAGGTTTTCCATCATTACCAATCATGGGGATATCTCCGTCCATGATAACCTTCCCTTTCTCGCCCCTCATCTGCTCCATCGTTTCCTTGCCTTCGATGGCTTGCGCAAGGTCTTCCCAATCCACCTGGTGACATTCGTCGATCCCAATTACATGCGGTACGAAATCAGCTAACTCATTGTCGAGGCCATTTGCAACAGTACCCTCTGAGCCAACCACGATCGGGAAGTAGCAGGACTTGATTCCAAGCGATGCTGAGAATATGGAGTTCGTTACCCCGAAGTTGTCAATCTCCTCACTATCCTGATCGACAATCTCACCCTGTCGCGCAAGCACAAGCATTTTCAGTCCCATTTTTTGACACTGCTTTGCCACCATAGCGAATATGATTGTTTTACCCGCAGATACTGACGCTTTAACAAAGAATGGATGCTCGTAATTTGACAGGCGTTTTGCGATCTCGGCATAAGCAACAACCTGATACGGATAAGGAACGACCTCACCGACAGTAAATCGTTCTTGAGTGCGTTTTATATAGTCCTCGCCAAGTAATGCGATTTGCTTCTTGATGTTAATTGTCACAGCTATTTAATCCTTTGAATCGTTGTATCGTTTACGCTATAATACACGACATACAGTAAACGTTTTTAGCAAAAAGTGCTACAGGAGAATTAAGATGAATATGCAACGTATCGCAGAGTCAACTGGTGAAATCGATAAACGTCACATTAATGGTAACAACGGAACGCGACGCGGTAAAGACAAAAAGCCTCGACAGCGCTGCGGCTTCTATATTCATAAAGAAGAAACACGAGCGGGACTGCGAGCGCGACTTGACGCTCTTATTGAATATTACGGCGGTCCAGCGGCCTGCGCAAAGGCTTTGAAAGTTAGCAATCAAACAGTGCAAGGCTGGAAAGATCGCAACATGATTTCGTGGCAAGGTGCTGAAGCTGCGCATCGTGCTTACCGCCGTCAGGGGTGTAAAGGATTCCGCGCCGCCTGGCTTAGATTCGACCTGAAGTTTGACGGTAACGGCAAATGCCTTGAGAAGCGATGCAAGAATAAGAAATTTATGCGCGTCGTGAAGAAGGAAGATATCGGAACGACCAATAGCATTTTTAGTTAAAACAATCGACGCGTAGCGGGTTAACATCCTTCTACGCGTTTTTTATTTGGAGATCTGGAAGTGAACGAAGAATTTATGATGTTTCAGAAAGAGGACGTATTGCCGTATATGAAGGGGTTATGGCGTGAGGCGTTCCAGTCCGTATGCGGATTACCTAACGGGGTTTTCAACAAGAAGCACCAACCTTGCCCTAACTGCGGCGGCAAAGACCGTTTTCGCTGGACTGACAATCTGAATACTCCTGGCGACGGCGGCGCGATCTGCAACTCCTGCGGTAACGACTCCGGGATTGGTTGGTTGATGAAATTAACTGGTATGCCGTACAGCGAATGTATAAACATCCTGGGAAGATTTCTCGGAAAGGTTCCGCAGGAATATATCGTCAAGGCGAACAAGAAAGCGCGCCGAACTCCGGTATCAGGTGTCAACGTCATGATGGCAGACCATGAAGCAGTAATGAAAGTTATGGAGCGTACAGAGAAGCGCGTAAACACACCCCTAAGTATTTTTGAGTCACTACCCACTGAATCATTCGACGTTGGCGTAAAACGTCGAGAAGATGGCGGAGAGAGCGTATTTCACACTATCCCGTGTCAACTTGTGCATGAGGATGGGCTTGATGACGAGTTTTGCAATATTTTGATTATTGATGAGGAAGGAAGGGAGTCATTTTACGCGAAGAAATACACGAGTTGCTCGGTTGCCGTGACTGGTAAAACAGAGAAGGCGATCTACTTATGTCTGAACTGGATTGATGCTCAGCATATTGCATTTCACACAAAGCAAGAAGTATGGGCCTGCTTCACCCCTGAAAATCTCGAAATGGTTGCATACAGGTATAAAGGTGATCGAGAAGTAAGGGTGGCGTGCGAACCTTCAGACAAGGATACCTTGTACATGGCAGACGACCGACAATTAAAAATAATCATCACGAATCCTGGAGGATACCGTTCAGGAATGCAAGCCAAATTATTCTCAGCAAGTGACCTACTCTAACCGCCTTCGGGCGGTTTTTTATTGCCCATTGCAAGGCGGGTATCACAATGATAAAATCTGAGCTTAGCAATTCGTGCTATTTACCTAAGGAGTTTATACTATGGCTTTATATAGACGCGGTACTGCATCAATGGATGCAGACGGCACGGTTCACGGAACCGATACAAAATGGAAAGATCAGCTTGCTCTGATTCGAGTCGGTGCAACTATCGTATTCCTGGAGCAACCAATTAAGCTGGCGGTAATCAGCGATATTGTGAGCGACACAGAGCTAAAGGCTATCTCTACGGATGGTCAGACTGCAGCTGACGGAAAGTATGTGATCTTGCTTAACGATTCGTTGACTGTTAACGGCTTAGCTCAAAACGTTGCCGAGACGCTTCGATACTATCAAAGCAAAGAGACTGAGATCGCGGCAGCTATAGATCTGATAAATCAGCTTGATATGAATAAACTTGAGCAAATAGTTGCTGATGTGAATAAGGCGAAATCTGATTCTCAAGCTGCGCAAAATCAGGCTGAATTAGCGCGTGACGATGCGGTAAGATCAAAAGATGCGGCATCTGTTAGCGCTCAAGAAGCTAAAGACGCAGCTAACAGCATCAATGCTGAAAATCTTTTAACTAAGGATGGAAACTTGGCTGGTCTTGAGGATAAAAAAGAGTCAAGAAAAAATATTGGGTTAGGTGAAAATGATGCTGTTAACTTTCTTACTATTAACACCACGGGTGCTATAGGTGCAGGAAGGAACTCATGGGACGGTTCTAACTGGGGTAGTAAGACCATGTTGTCATCATTGATGATTATGTCACCTGATGGAATATCCTCGCCAGGGATTTACGTAAGAAAAGAACATAGCGATAATGGTTATGCTGGGACTTTATTATTTTATGAGGGGGCAAACTACTTCGAGACTAACAATAGATTCAGAGCCAATCAGTTTTTATGCAAGAAAACAACTATGAGTTATAACCAGATGTGGTCTGCTTCATGCTTCCAGGGTAATGCTTACACCGCTGATAGTGGTGCTGAAAACTATCAATCACTTATTGCTGGATCGTGCGACACCAGAGGTCTGGGATACGTTGGCGGCGTAGCATTTGGCATGATGACTACGGGTAATAATGAATGGCCCAGGGCACAAATATCAGTAGGCACTCAAGATAGGGATGGATCAGGCAATATTGGTCTGCAAATGCATTTCAGGTTTATGGCTTCAGGGCAAATATCTTACGCTGGACCGCAAGGGGCTGGAAGTTTCCAACAGGTTCCGGCATCTGACAGAAATATAAAGCACAGCATAAAGGATGATGAATCAAGCATTGCATACAACAACATAAAATCAATGAGATTTAGGAACTTTATATTTAACGATGATGAGCAAGAAAGGGTAAGGAGAGGTGTTATAGCTCAGGAGATAGAAGAGATCGACAATCTATATGTTAAGAGAAGGGTGTATGAGAGCCACGAGCTAAACGGGCCAAAAGTTGAAAGGCTTGAGCTTGATACAACTCCTTTATTGCTTGACACTATGAGAGCTTTACAGGATACAATAAAGAAAGTTGAAGAGTTACAAGAAGAGATAAAAATGTTGAAGTCCAAATGATAAAATCCCCGCAATGCGGGGATTTTTGTTAGAACGGGATATCATCATCGAAAGTTGATTGAGGATTTGGCTGTGGCTGTGATTGCGTTCGCTGTTGTTGCTGCGGTGCTCGTTGTTGATTGCTTTGTCCTCGCTGACTAAATACCAACTTAGGGAAATCAGCAGCCTGCAATGAATTATAAGTCGTTCCGTTATGCTCACGGGATGAGATCTTCAACGTTTCGCAAGATACTGAAATTACCCGACCAACCTGAAACGCTTCGCGATACCAGTCAGCAAGACCTGGCTTTCCACCATCGCTAAAAAAGAATGTGTAGTTTGTGTATTCGCGATCGCCATCACGAGGCTTGTAGCTTTCTGCCAGTTCGATGATATAAGTATTTCCTCCGTTACGTTCCAGAATCTTTGGTTCTTTGCGGATCTCGCCAGTGATAATATGCATGTTTTTCTCTCCTAAATTTTATGGGCGACCGAAGCCGCCCTGATGATTATTCGAAGTTGGTGATTGATTGAGATTGTACAGGCTTCGCGCTCGTTGCTTCAACCTGTTTTTTCTGTTCCGGTTGCGCTGGGCGAATGCCGCGAGCTTTGCCGATCTCAAATTTAGCCTTAAGTGCGTTGTAATGATCCTGAATGATTGATTTGCTCGCCGTGTCAGTTTGGCGGTAGGCGTTGGCCCATACATCCTTCAGTGATTCGATATCTTCGCACGCATCAAGTTCTTTCTTCCAGTCTTTGACAGATTTCACCGCAAGCTGCGCGTCGTCGTCACTTTGGCTAATTCCAAGCGCTGCGGCTAGAGAGTAACGTCTAGCATACGTCATTGCGGAACCTACACCTTGAGGATCTCGTTTTGCAATCGGCATCATCATGAAGAATTTTGCCCACTGACCGGATTTGTGAATCAGCATCGTTTCAAGATGGAAGGTCGTTTCAGTGCTGGTATCCAGCATTGATTGCAGGATCATGATATCGTTATCGGTTAACGCAGGACTAACTGCCGCCATCATTGCATCAAGAGTTGCGTATGAATTTTTAAGGTGATTGTTTTTAGCATCCTTCTTTGCCTTCGCGAATTTATTGCGAGCATTAAACAGAGCGGGAAGGATTTCGTTTGTTTCTGGTGATAATTGCATCTTAATTTCTCCTGATTAGTGTATTAGGTGCATTATAACACCTCATTAATTATTTGTTTAGCTATTTGTGCAGTTTACTTGTTTTGATATCGCACCCATGACGGAGTTTCAAGTTCAATCTCGCTTGCGTCGCCAGCGTATCCAGGCCAAACATCCATTTCAGAGCAAGCCTTGTAAGTGTGGACTACGCTAATGTACTGGTTACGACCGATCCTGATTTGCTCCATAGTCATACGGTAAGCCAGTGCGATATAAGGCTCCTTTTTCTCCTGCGCAAGCAATCGAACTACGATCGGGATATCTTCCGGGAAGTTTCCTTCAAATGCGCCAGCCTGGATTGCTCGTCGTAGCAGGTCATGCTGCAATGCCATTTTCAGATAATACCCGTGATTGTATGCCAGTCGCGGGAACTCTAACGGGTTTGCGCTCATCGTAGTTTTGAAGTCAGTAATAATCAGCGCTTCAGGGAAAATTACGTCCTCATACACCGGATCGCCATTCTCATCATAACCAGTCAGAACACGACCCGGGACATTCTCTTTGTAGTCAAGATGATCGAGTCGAACCTTAACTTTGACACCGGATATCTCACCGAAGATTGAAATCTCACGCTGCGCTGTTTCACTGTTAATGCACGCCTCATGATCAGGATTTTGCTCAAGTATAGCCCTCATCTTCATGCATGCGTCGTATTTGTCAGCATCAACAAGTTGCTTTCCTTCAGCGCGCGCCTCAGCTTCTGCGATTAGTTCAATCAGGTATTGAACGTTAAGTTCTTCACCACAATCAACCATCATTTTGATGAGGTCAGGGTACTGCTTACCGGATGTACCTTTCAGACCAAAAGATTTTAATTTTGCTGCCAGCGCCGCCTGCGAAGTAATGAGATCTTTAAACTCTGACGGATCCGGGCAACGGGCATACGATGAAGTAAACAGATCTCGGCTCTCAAAGTTGGTATGCGACTGAGTACCGAACTCAAGAGCTTTCGTTGTCTCGTTCTTCTTGAATCGCCAGTTAGCCGGGCAAGTCTGATAAATTTCTGCAAGGCTCGATCCGCTTACATACTCTGCCGCCCAACCTTCGTTGCTATGATACTCGTCATTAGAAAGCTGGCTTGATGTGAATACTTGGAACATTGCGTTTACCTCCTTCGTTTACGATGAATCCATTATAGCCATTAACGGCGTTTAGTCAATAAAATACATGTAATTGGCGTGTAATAGCATGTCTATATTGCTCAAGTTACAACCAGAATTAACAGAATCAATGGCTTAGGTATATTTTTATGTGATGTCTACTGTGTAATACTTGTAACCGCTTTTTCTTAGAAATACAGAGATATCTACAAATAGAATCCATATTGATTAAATTTTGAACATATATGATAGAAATTTGACGAATCAATCAAATCACCAGTTACACGATAGACAACTGTTACACAACAATAATTATATATAAAGCTAAAATTAAATATTATCTATCTATATATATTATATAGAGTTTTTATCATATCCCTCTGCTGTCGTATGGGGTGGATTTTGTAACACCAGTTCCGGTTACAAAAATAGACACCTGTTACACGAAAAAATTGTAATCGTGCTATTGCAATAAAAGTAAATGCGACATACAATGCAATCACACTAACGACGAGGACATACAAATGAAAAAATTAATCACCATTATTGCCGCTGCATTCATCCTGACTGGTTGCTCATCGATGCCTGAGAGCACTTGTACGGCAATTTATGAATCAGGAGGCGCAGAGTACTCGGTTTACGTTTTTGGATCTAAGATGCGCGGAGAGGAGATGCTATTGCGTGCTGGATACCCATTCTCCTTCAACTACGTATCAGAGAAAAACTTCAAGTCTCACGATTGCTCGATATAAAAGAAAAGCACCGCAAGGTGCTTAGTCATACGCTGCTGTGTTGATTGCTGTTATGATATTTCCATTATTCGTGGTGTTCATTATCTGACCTGCCGCTGTGGTTGCTGCTGCATTTATCCTAGTTGCGCTCCCGTTGTACCTGCATGAGCTGCCTGCTGTTGAGTTTCCTATTATGGGTTGCCCAGTTGGCATCCTGCCAATAACAACTTGATAGTTGCCAAGTATAGTTGGGACAACTGCGTAGCTTCCGCTGAGTGTTGTGTCTATTTTTAATCCACCGCCAGAGTATCCAGGAGTTCCGATTGTAACCAAATCACTAAGGACTTTTGTCTCATTTGTCAGCACTAGCTTTCCTGACGAATCCCATATTGCCATACCCCAGCTCGGTAGTGACTGCTCAAATATGGCAAATATGTAGTATGTTAGCGTGTATGATTGGTTTGCTGGATTTGTCCCCCTTATATAAACAGTTCCAACATTGGGTCCGCTTCTGAAAGTAAAGGCTGAAAGCGCGGTCCCCTGCTGCGTGTTTGTTGTTTTGCAAAAAGCTATAACCGGAACACCTGTAGGTATCCGAACATATCTCTCCGCAACCTGTGAACCACTAACATTTACTGATTGAATTTCCCCTCTCGTATATAAGGCGAATGGCGTGGATAACGGGGTTATGAATGGGTTTCCGTTTACATCTATAAAAGCACCGTATGACATTAATCATTCTCCAGATATGCTATTAAGTAACAGTTTGATGATGGGTGCACGTTTGGCCCAGGTGAGTTTGCTGGCGTTACTGTTATCGTATTACCGCTAGCAATAATTTTCCTGCCAGGCCCACTAATGGCGCCATCGTCAAGGCTTATAACGTAGTTCACATGCATGCCAGGAGGCACTTGATAGCTGAAAGATGCTGAATTCTGGCCTGCTGACAAAAAGTTCCAACCAACAACCGTGACAGGCTTAATTCCATAGTTATTATAAACGCCATTTGCGTCCCAAGTTGATATACCGTACGCCATAATAAATCCTCCAAAAGAAAAGGGCATCTCTCGATGCCCTTGATATTACCATGAACCAGTCAACCTGCCAATCTGAACCCTCAGGCGACCACTCGCATCCCTAACAGATATTGTGGTATTAGTTTGCTTCATTGCACCCTCAACGTCACTTCCGTAGTTTTCTAATGTTCCACCCTTGTCAAGCCTCCATCCGGACTGGTTAAATACATAGTTATTCGACTGAATCGCGTTACCAATCATTGCGTTAGTAATAAATCCATCCTTTATGATCGCGCTACTTAGAATAACTTGGCCATTCTCAACAACGAATGGGTACTGAGTCTGACCATTCATCCCTGTCATTATTGCAAATCGTGATGCCTCAAACAAAATCTGCGCCTTAACTGCTGCGCCTGAACCAATCAGAGACATAGCCATACCGGCACTGTATTCTTGGCCGTTATACTTCAGACCCAGCTTGACGCCGTACATTGCACCAGTCGAATCCGCATTGCTCCACGAATCAAGTTTTTGAGAAAGTGCTGCCTCATTATTCCCAAGCCTCGCGCTTAATGACAAGTCAGCTTGCGTTCTCGCCTCAGTCTCGTTTGCTATAGCCTCTCTGATATCAGTCAAACTTGCCTGAATATCATCACCAATCTCTGCCTTGAGTTGGTCAATTTCACGCGATAGCGCTCCGGTTTCAGTTGCGATAACTTCACGCAATTCGCTATTGCTTGCGCTAATCTGATCACCAAAACTTGCCCTTAACTGCTCAACTGCTGTTACTCGCGCCTCAGTCTCATCAGCAATTAGCTTCAGTGATTTGGTGTACTCTGCTTTTCGTTTTCCGTTCTCCTTCTTCATGTAGATCGCGTCTTTGTCATTAGCTAGTGCGTTCTCAATTGCTGCCTCTGCATTAGCTGCGTTCTGCGACGCGTTGTCGGTTGCGTTATCAACAAGCCACTCGTAACCCGGCGAGTTTTCGATATCGACAGAAATCTCCCCGATGATATCGTCAACGTTTGTTGATGCCATGCCTCTGACAAAATCAGTCCACTGAGATACGTTACCGATCCTGTCAACCGTCCTTACCCGATACCACACAATATTACCTCCCGGCATCGGTGAGTGATAATACTCATGCTGCGGATACGGAATCAATGAAAGCAAACTTGCGTTATCCACTGTTCCATCCGGTGACTGTTGCAACTCTGTATAGGCTGTATCTCCAGAACCATCAGAGAACCCCCATTTTGTACGGATACCAAAAACAACATCATCCGTAGCTGTGAGGTTAATCGGTCGGCCCGGTTCACCCTGTTTACCCGTCAACGTTGCCGCGACGATATTTGACCAGCCTGAAGTCGTGCCCGAACCAGCGACGGAGCGCACGCGAACCTGATAGTTGCCAGCGTAAATCCCTTCAACATAAACCTCTTTGTTTGCTGTCTGCGGAACGTTTTGCCAGTTGCCGTTATCCTTTCTCCACTGTACGTCATAGAAAACTGCGTACGGCACTTTATCCCAGCTAACAATCATCGTTTCTACGCTCATCCCCTGGACGATTCTCGACTCTGAGGACACTTTCACGTTTTCAGGCTTAGGGATCTGATCTGGCTCAACGATGCTTGTCGGTCGGTCGTCGATGTTAACCCCGTAATCAATTTCATCGTACTTATTAGGATCGTACTCCACCGCCGTGATTTTGTAGGTAAATTCCTCATCATCATCGCCCTTGTCGATTTTTGTAACTACGTACTGCTGCAACGCAAGGTCGGTGCGGTCGATTGCGAATACCGTGTTAGGCTTCACAGGAAAGCCAAAGCCGATGTTAATCTCTATGGTCTTACCATCCGCACTAACACTTGAGATTGTGCGCTTCACGGGCTTGCCATCTGGCTTATTTACGATAATAAAGTCACCTGCGCGCGCATCAACGCGGAACGGCAGGAAAATCTGACTACCTGACACTTCGAGCAATCGCCCTGACAGGTTCATCGTCAAGTTACTTGACCAGAAGTTATCAGATATTGCCACCACGTCTCCGATTGTCGGAATCATCCCTTCCAGTCCGGTAGCGAAGTTTACCGTAGTGCTGCGGAGGTTGGTTTTCAGAATCCATCTCCCGCGTCGGTTGGCCTCGCTTCGACGTGTGCACCCGATCGCTGTAATGCTCGTTACGTTGTTCCCGAACCGTAGAGTGGCCTCACGATCGAATACTGGCTCAACGTCCTGTTGATACATGTTTTGCTCATCATCAAACATCACGTTGCACGTCGTGTACATGCTCTTCTCGCTTGCGAAAGTATATGAGAAGTCACCATTAACTACGTTGTCGTTAGTGAAGATGTACGCAGGTTCACGCGGCCTGTCGATGATTACAGAAATGCTTTCACCATTCCAAAAACTCATTCCACGGAAGATTGAGCAAATATCTCGAACCACCTTGTACGCATCAGTCTGAGACTGGATTATCACGTCACAAAGGTAGCGAGGTTCCGTGCCGCCTTTGCCGTCAGGGACCATCTGGTCGCAATATTGCGCCGCCTCATAGAGCGCCCATTTGTCTACGGAGATTCCAAGCTCTTTCTGATCCAGACCATAACGCTGATTAATCATCAGGTCATAAAGAACCCATGCCGGATTATTAGTCCATGCTTTTTTGAAAGTGCCATCCCAATTGCCGTTGTATGTTCGCGATTCTGGATCGTAGTTCGACGGAACGTTTACAATCTTCCAGCGCTTACGAATTGAGATCGTAGGTAACTGGTTGGGGAACATCTTCGAATCGAACTCTACGAAAAGAAGACCAGTCAGAGGATATCGGAACTTGGCATCAATGACCTCAGCATAGCTTCTTACCTGGATTGCATCAACGACATTCGAGTCATTGGAATCAGGCGTCTTTCGAACAACTCTGAATATTACCTGATTGTTGAAGTTAGGCAGGTTTACGCGACGGCTTCGATCATAACCTGACATTGTTTTACCTTCGATTACGTCAGTAAGAACAGTCTCAAACGAACCGCCATCAACCGCTTGCTGCACCTCGTACTCAACTCGAACGCCATTTTTATCACCGTTACTTTCAATTCGTACGCCGCGAGGCATGAACATTTTGATACGGATTGCCGACAGCGTTTTGTTGGTTACTGAGATCGTGTATGGGTTATCGGTAGTAACCTCACGATTTACAGTTACCTCACTAGAGCTATCTTCCATTCCCTTGATGTATTCCTGCGTCTGAGTTCCCGGCCTGAATTCAGCCTTTACCCCTTCGAAGTTGAACGATCCATCCTCGTTTTGCACCGGGACTGAGTTAAACATCAACTGCTTTAGGCTGAATGTTTCGTCAATTTCACCATCAGATACAGCTAACAGGATCTTGATTTTGTTGATTGAGATTAGATTGTCCTCCATCTCAACCGGGTTATGAGGCTTCTGTGACCCACCTTTAGATCCGCTTATCACTTTTTGAATCATGATGTTTACCTTTTTGTGCTATTTATCGGTGGACTCATTATACAGGCGAAAAAAAACCCGCGCAAGGCGGGTTAATTTTAACTCATATCCTCGGCATAAGAACCTGCTGAGAAAGTTGCGCCACCTCCGGCGCGATATCCATACGGGACCGGGAGAGGGTATCCCGCCGCCGTCGTATTGACAGCACCGCCGAACGCGTACGAAGGTTTATTCTTGCTTGATTGAACTTCAAAGTTTGCGCCACCCGGCTGCGGTGAAATCATCTGCATCACGCCGCCCAGCACCATAGCGCCGCCCATCATAAACAGAGACGAGGACATTGTTCCCATTAAAGCTAGAGACGCGCCGCCAGTATAGAATGCTGCAACCATTATTGCCGCGCCCAATACAACCTGGAATAGACCTCCTGTCTTAGAGCCAGTAGGGATCGGTACGATTCTTATCTCTTTCGCGCACTTGAATTTTTCCTCTTCATGGTGTCCCACGTTAACGCCATCCACAAATATTGCAAACTTGCTACGAGATCCTATCTCGCTTTGCATGTATTCTTTAAATCCATCTACCTGACTGGATAGCGCCCGGATAGCTTCCGGGTAAGAGTCAACAGCGAATCTGTGAAAGACGCCGAAGCGTCTCCCAAGCGAACCGGATAGTTTGATTAATTTTACATCATTCATAGTTTGAGATCCTTATGGCGAACAATTAAAACAGTGTGATCCTGATACCAGCCGGAATAGATATCACGTCGCGACAGCTTACCGAAGGCGTGATGCAAGATCTGATTATCACCGAGGTAAATCCCTGCGTGGTTCCATACCGGAACGTTTTGCCCTATCTGCATGATTACCATATCACCTAATGACGGATTATTCTGATCTGGAATCTCAACGAAGCCATCTTGCTTGTAATAATCCTGATAGAGATTAATTCCATACTCAGGTTTCCACCATTCAAAATTCAATCGTCGATCGCGTAATTCTACGCCGTGCTCTTTGTGCCACGCCATAACAAGACCGTAACAGTCGAATGATCCTAATGACCACGGACGACCAATCAGAGGTAATTTCTCCGGCTTCACAAATCGCATATCTCCTTCCGGTACGCTAACAATAATCCAAGTCACTTCCATCTCATTGCACATGCACGTATCGTGAGCGCTTGGTAGCGTTGTAGCCCCATCTCCTGTGTGGCTGTGAACGATCGCAATCGTGGTTGAGTCTGCGTCGTCCTCAATACATGCGTATTGCACTGCGTCCATCATGAAGTGATTTTCAGGATCGCGATGAACATTATCGACTCTATGGTATTTTTGCACTCGTCCCTTTTGGGTAACTACCCCACAGCATTCGCGGGGATACTCTTCTTGAGCGTGAGTCATAATTTCAAGTTTAATTTTTGCACTAATCATTGATTTTTCCTCTGTAGTGAAGCAACCGCGCATCCGCCAAAATCCAGTTCATTGTTTGCGCCGAATCTCAGGCGGCAGGCCGTTACCGTTCCCGGGCAAAAATCCAGCGAAGGATCGTCTACCGGATTATTGTCTTTGTCAAAATAACCATTTTGCCCGTTGTATCCGCAGCCTTTCCCTGTTTTATACCACCCCCTTTGCGCCCAATAGCATACGCTTTGTGTGAATCGAGACGGGATCATGATGCCGTCCATATCGTAAGGTGATGTGAGATCGAACCGCGCAACGCTTTTATCAACATAGTTCGGACGCTCGATATAGTATACCAGTTTACGGTAAGCTCCATCAGCGATTGAGCCATCGGAGTTAATAAGCTCACGCTGAGTTATCCAGATAGTCACCTTAGCTTGCATTAGTCCGTTATATGCACGAATCATCGCAGATACTCGACTATCAATGTTTGCCACCGTTAATTGTGGTTTTGTTGCCTTTCCGGAACTGTCAAACGAGATCCCGGATATACCGAACGGTCGCGCCCCGTATTTCTCGCCACGGAATGTAATTTCCTTCGGCGGTAGCGTTCCAGTTTGCTGGGCCTGCATGATTTCTTCTGGAGTGTACTGGATATTCTCACCGTGGAATCGGTACACCTGAGCGCCGAACTTACTACCATCAACTTCGATGAGAGTGATTATCTCTCCCGGATATAGTGATTGAAGGCAGTTGTGAAACAGGCTCTTTCCGCTTTCTTCATCATAAAGTTTTTTGTTTTCGCTCATTGATTTTTCCTCTTGTTTACCTGCAACCATTCTACAGCTACAAAAAAACCCGCGCAAGGCGGGCTTTTGTTATATGGCGTTACTCCATAGATGTAAATTGCTCCATAAACGTGACGTTAATCTCCATCACGTCGCGTGATACTGGCTTCGCTCCCAAACTGTTAGGCTTTACTACCCATATCCCGATCTTACCGTCCGGCGGCGTCCATGCGAACGGCTTAATGCGGTGAGAGTCACAGAAGTCGTAAACAGCAATGAAATCTTCCCCGGCATAGACAACTGAATACTCGCGTCGAGTGGTGTTAAATCCAGACGATGCAAGCTGCATGTAGCCGTTACCAAACTGGATTGAGCGGTCATTGTTGGTAGTGGTAAGGGAGCCGCCGCCCCCTTGAACCTGCGTACACCAACCAAAAGTGTCAAGTGTCGCCATTATTAACCTCCTGTTTTTTCCTGAATGTAATTATAAACCTCGCCACCCTGCGAGCAAGACTCACGAATCATTTTTTTGAACATCATTTCTACACCCTGAGAAATCCCCCTCGGATCTGAGCCGTTGTCAACTCTAACCTCCATTCCACTAACGTCAACGACCGTTCCACCTCCTGAATGGTTTACCACCTTTGGAGCCGAGTTTGATGCGTTGAATCCAGATGTTGCCACGCTACCCGCTGCGGCAGCAAGTGATACAGCGGCCCCGCCGGAAGATACAGATCTAAAAACAGAAGCAGCAGGCGCAGGGGTTGCCTGTGATGCCGCAGAAGCACCAGACGAAGCCCCTCCAGCAAAGCTCCACGTCTTACCGCCCATCATTCCTGAGATCGTATTGAAGATTACCATTTGAGCAATCATCTTTATAATCATGCTGATGATATTTTTAGCAAAGTCAGCAAAGTTTGCTTTCCCGGTAGTGAGGAACTGAACCATCATGTCCGTCATACCGTTTAGAGCACTTGATGCGATCTCATTAACGTTTCCGTACATATCCATTGCAGAGTCGCCGTAATCAGCGAATGCGCTTTCAGCGCCAGCCAACCAGTCAGCGCGTTTGGCATCTTCCGCAGCGTAGTAATCATTTTGCGCCTTAATCATGTTCTGGAGTTTTTCGTCTCCCTCACTACCTCCAGAGTTGATGTAATCAGTGGTTATTTTAGCCAGTTCCGCTTGTCGTTCCATTTCGCGCGTGCTAAGACCGCGTGACGCGTTAAGCTGTTCCGTCGCCGCCGTCATCTCATTGACAAACTTCAGTGACTTGTCGGTAAGTGCGTTCAATTGCTGTTGCTTAACAATCTGATCTCCAATCTCAGCCTTCTGTTTGGCAAGCTCGATAACTTTCTCCTGACTTGCCAGTAATGCTTTTTCTTCCGCAGATAATTGACGTTTTGAACTAGCCTCGCGAAGAACCGCGATCGTAGCCTCGGTAGTAAACAACGCCTTTCTCTGTGCGGAAAGTTTTTGCCCGATCTCCTTGTGCTCCTGCAATACCTTAAGTTGAGCCTTGAGTGAAATTAACTCCTTGTCGAATTGCTCTGTCGGTGAGCGTACAATTTTCGACTGCTTATTTCGTTCTCGGTTTCGCTTCTCGATCTCTTCTGCTTCTTTCCTTATTGCTTCCTTAGTTTCCTCGCTGTACTGCTTTTCAAGAGTGCGACGCTGCTTCATCGCTTCAACGTATCCCATCTCGCCTTTTTCTACGCGAGCGTTAATAGCATCAAGCTCTGAAGCCAACTGATCGTAGTTGTCGCGAGAACTTTTTACAATATTCTCCTGCTCCTTCAGTACATCAGCGCCGAAGTCACTCATTCCAGGCAGTGACTGAGTTGCCTTTATGGCTGAGGCGATAAAGTTTGAGATGTACTCATCACCCTTCGCAAGAATCATTTTAACTTGAATCACTGTGCCCTGAACAACGTCGATAATCAGGTTTAGCGCCCCAAGTGTATGATCACCAACCCATCCCCACGCGTCCGAAGCCCATTGTTTAATATCGCTCCACATTTTTTCCAGGGGTGTGGAGTTATCCGCGATCGACTTCATTCGCTTTTCCATTACGTCGGCGAATAATTTCGTTGCTTCAGATACTGCTTCGGTTTCACCCTTCGTCCGGCTTAACGTGTCGATATAGGTCAGTTGACCTTTTTCAAGGAAGTTATATTGTTCGTTTAACTTCTCCAGACCTTTGACCGGATCGCTTGCGATTTTGTCGAACTCAGCAATGATTTGGCTTGCTGATTTTCCAGTTGCTGCCGACCACTCTGCCGTCGCCTTAGTGATGTTCTGGATCTGCTCGCGGGTGTACTTACCAGAACTCGCCAACTCCGTTACAATCTCGCGAATACTCCCAATGGTTGAGTTGCTTGTCTGCGCGATCTTTTTAGACACTGAATCAAGATCTTCAGCCGTAACACCTGCATAACCTCCAGTCTCAATAAGCGCATTCTGAATATCAGTTATTGACTTGTAAGAGTCATAACCAGCTTTCGCCAGAAGACCTAACGAACCAACAAGAACGCCAACACCTGCCGTGACCGGATTAATATAACTCAGCAACACTTTAAACGTGTTACCGATCCCGCCGAACGAATCCTTAATCTGACCGCCCTGCTGGATAGCAACCATCCATACTGGCATACCGGATGCAAGAGATGTAACGACATCTGTGATCTGCGCAGGAAGCATTCTCATTGCCTGTCTGTATTCCCCGGCGCTAATACCTGCTGCATTCATAGCCCGGCCTTGATCTTTAAGTTTTGCGATTAGTGGTGCTGCTTCTTTCGATAAACCAAGCTCAGCCGCTTTCAGTTCCATCAATTCAGCATGAGTCTTGCCGATCGCGTTAACTTGACCATTCAGGGCATCCATGAACGCCTTGCTTCGTGCTGCCGCCTGCTCTTTTGCTTTCGCTTCCTGCAATGCCGCCTGACCTTCTTCCGTAAGCATAGCCCGGCTGCGAGCAAGTTTTGCGTTTTGCAGATCCAGCATTTCACCCAAACGGAAAAATGTCTCATCTGGAACGACTCCCTGCTGCCAGAGTTTATCAAGTTGCTGAGATGCAATCTTCAACCTTTCCATTTTTGATACTGTAGGATCGATTGCCTTCTCCACGGCCTCATACTCTTTTCTCTGGCGCTTGAGTTGTTCGGCGTGTTCTTTGGCCTTCTGTTTTGCAACCTCTGACTCATTGATTAAAGAACCCATAGAATCAGCGGCCTGGTCGTTGGCCTTTGAAAACTCTTTCAGCGACTTGACGGCGCGCTGCACTGTTGACACATCAACGTCAAGCGACAGACCTGCTACCTTATCAACCATATAACCCCCTATATACGAAAAAACCGCCAAACGGCGGCTTAGTTGTTTTGCTTAGCAATCATTTCAAGCGCTTTCGCTTCCATGATCCTAACGTCCTGCAATGCCAGTTCTTCATCTTCTATTTTATAGATTTTGAACAACATAGGCAAAACATTATAGTCAAGACCATAAGCTCCAGCGCCTGAACTTCTCCACTGAGTGAGCATTGACGTAAAAACATTCCACGCCTTCACCATTTCAGCATCGCCGATTATCGTTTCCGGTTCCTCGTCTTCATAGTCAGAAAGACTTAGACCAACCGATCGCAACTGCTCTTCTGTCGGCGGTTTCTGATATAACAGATAAACCGCCCTTTTTAGTTTTTTGCGCGGTGTCCGGCGAGCGCCTTAATATAAGTGGCTGTCAGATTGTACGCTGCGGAAGGGTAATACTGTACCAGTTTACGCGCATTCTCTTCGTTAAATTCTTCTTCCAGATTCCAGCCTGACGCGATCTTAGTGATGAAATCGCTATCATTCATTTCGCCCTGCTTCGCATACATATCTTGCACTTCTTTACTGGAAAGGTGGCGCACTGTAAAAATAATAGTCGCATCCTCGCCGTTTGGCATGGTGAACGTCACCGGAAGTTTGAAGTCTGGAAGCTGGCCCAACACGAAATTGAATTTAGCCATGATGTTTCTCCTGATTGGTTGATAGCACTTTTTGTTAAAAGTTAATCGAATAAAGTTGATAGGATGATTTTACAGAAATGAATAAGGGGGCGCAAGCCCCCTATGGATGGTATTTAAGCGCCAGGCGATGCCAGAGTGGAGGAAATGAAAGTAAAGTCACCTTTCAGGGATACGGATAGTTCCACCGTTTCCATTTCGTTAACCTGAGTGGATGGGATGTCGTTAAACGACAAAATGCCAGCCCACATACGCATTTCGCTCGCTTTCGGCACGTACATTCGAACCGCTGTTACCTGACCAGAAGAATCCAGCTTACGCAGAATAGGGTAGATCGGGTTATCAAATTCGTGCGCGAAAGTGTACGTTAGCGAGACCGCAGATTTAAACGTTGGGATCTGCTGCTCTTTATCGTCGGACAAACACTGATAAGTGTAATACTGCTGCTCACCGCCGTCCTGACCAATCTCCTGTACGCAAGGGATCTCAGTCCATCCAGTAATTTTTGAGAAGCTCATCGTACCGCCAGCCGGGAAAACAAGGGTATCAGAGGTGTCAATTCCAGCAAGAGTGATGCTTGTTTCCTGAGCGTCAGTAACAATTAGCACTCGACTAACCATCTTTGCCCAAGTTGACTGAGTTACAATAACGTAATCACCTTTCGCCAAGTCTCCCTTAGATGCAACTGTAGCAACAGGATTATCTGCGTTAGTGATAGCGGTTGCCTCAACCTCCACCCCACGAGAGGTTTCCACGAAAATTTGTGCGCCATTTGGTAAGTGCATAATTAAGTCTCCTTTGTGTCTACTCGTACTGTAAAGCGAACCGGAATCATCCACCCGCTTTCATGTTTAACAATTTGATGCACGATTGCACCCTCGAAAATATAACCAACGTTAAGCATTTTACCATCTTTGAAAAAATCAGCAATCTCTTTTGCTTTCAATCTTGCTTCGTCAACGCCGGAGCCTGGAGGGAACACTACGCCGATCTGAACGATTGCGATGTAAGATTTACACTTTCTGTCAATGGATAGATAAAGCGTATCCCCTTCAATGTAGTTGAACCTCAGCCACATCCCGCCATCCTTCGGCGGTGTGAAATTTCTGTTTTCCATGTAGTGAGGAAAGTCTCTGTACTTTGATAGAAAAGCGGCTCGCGCCGCCGCTGATAACTCATAGTGCATTTTGCTGTCTCCTTGCCTGCTTGATTGCGTCAGCCATATATGATCTAAGCCTTAACGCCACAAGACCGACAACGCCGCTCGGTGCTTGCTGTGAATGACCGTACTCAAGAGCGTTTGCATAAATCAACATGTTTGAAAAGTGAACGGATGTTATCGCGCCGCCACGGCTGAACATGCCATAAGTTTTTGCCTGTTCCTCACCTCTGACGACACCGCCAGTTTTATCGTATCGGTTTAATGCGTGGTTAGGGATTTCGTTAAAAGTTATCTGCCAGTTACCCTTGAATCGACCTGTATCAACAGGGGAGCGGCTAACAAGAGCGTCGTGAACATCCCTTACGAATATCTCTATAGCGTGCTCTAGCGTGCTTTCAGCGGCCTTAATCCAAGCATCAATCTCACCTTGAAATCTACGAATCTGATAATTAGCCACCGACTGATACCCTCCTCAATACCGGACGATAGGCGACAGGCTCTAATGACGCCTGAACCGGACGGGCGTCAACGACAACATGACGAACGCCATCAATCTCTATATAGTCACCTTCGTTTATTTCATGATCATTATTGAAGATCCCCAAAATATCTGAGGCGCGGATAGTTTCCCCGTCAATCTCACGCGCGTTCGGTCTTCGCGTCGCGCCGGATATTGGAATAACCTTTTCCATTGGTGGGATCTCGAATCCGTTTTCATCATATCCGTATTCACCTTGTTTTATCAGGTTCATAGGTCTTGACGGATCGGTGAAGAAAGCCACGCCTTTGCGAGCCATCCTTTCAATCTGTGAGTAGTTCATTAGTGGCATCCTCCACGGTGTCCTGTCATTAATGCGAATCGACCACGTCGTCGCGCCTTAAGCTGTTCGAACATCTTACCCCACGGCGTCGAAAGCATCATGTTTCCTGACTGGTTCTTCGTCACCTCTCCGAAAGTCTGGCTAAATTCACCGCTCAGGGAGAATGACGTAACGCGTCGTGAGTACGATTCAAGATCCTCATCTTCACCTTTTAGCGCCCCATCAAGGAAAGCAAGGTGCAATGCATAAAGAGCAAGCGCCTTGACGTATGCATCTTTAAAGGTCTTCTGGCATACAAATAGCTCAGCCATTTCTACCCACGAATAAAGCGTTTCGTCTGGAACCTTGCGAAGTGCAGGAACCAGCTTTCGCATTTGCTCAATAACTGCAATTAAAGTTTCTTGATTCATAATTTACCCCCATAAAAAAAGGCGCTACATGAGCGCCTTGATGATTAATATTCGCCGCCGTCCTCAAGCTCTTTAACGCTTTTGCTATCCCACGGATCTGGCTTCGTGATCTTTGCCATTTCAGCGCGGATTTTGCGGTTGGTTGCACTGTCGTCTTTAACTTCGATTTCTTCGCGAGCAATTAAGCAACGCAGGCCAGGTAAATCAAGAACGGACGCCGGAAGCGTGACCTCTTCATCTGGAAGAACTTTAGCAAAGGAACCATCTTCAAGACGGAACATCTGAAGAGCTACACCAACGTTTACGATAACAACAGTTTTTTCTTTAGCCATTTTGATTTCTCCAATAAAAAAGGGACTAACTAAGTTAGCCCCTATAATATTACACGCCAGTGATTAAGACAATAGTCATCGGGCGATAAATTGTAAGACCAGTACACTTAGAGGTGCAAGGCACTTTAAAGTGCAGGTCTTTCGGCTGTGCTGGCAGCATGTTAAATGCCTCCGGGATCTCGATGGACATGTTCATCGGATTCTTTTCGTAAACCAGCACGCCTTTAGTGCCTGCGCCGTCAATATCCTCAAGCTCTGCGATAGAGTCGATTTCGATACCGGAGTTCTGAGACTTGAAATAGTCCAGATAAGACATGGTAGTCTCAGGCATACGAATCGCCAGCACCTTACGCATGGACGGCGGGATCAGAATGTTGGTAGCTCGGTGCTGGCCTCGAGTAATCGTCTCGATGGTTTCGATCGCCTGAGTCAATTCCGCTTCAGCCGTTTCCGGTTTCTGAGTTGCGCCATCCATCCACTTACCGGAGGTAATTTTGGTGATGTTTGGATGATTGAACACGGACACAATCTTGTGCGGCGCGGAACCTTTGAACACCAGGCGGTTAACAAGCTGATCATGCGCCAACTGGCACGCACTTGCCTTACGGGTTGACAGTGGGCGACCAGTTGCCTGACCTGCTTTGATTTCGTCGATTGAGATCAGATACGCGTTACCCAGACGGAACACCTTGCCAAACTCAGAAGTACCCAGGGCATCAACAAGCGGCAGGTCATCGGTGTAGTCAGCGATAATCTGAGCCGTACCAACCTTATCAAAGGTCATATATTCAAACGTCTTGTCGGTCGGAGATAGATCGGTTGTAACCGGGAATACGCGTAGAGCGGAGCCTACCGGGTAGTCTTCTTCATAGGACTGGCTTTTGATGCGGTGTAGTTCCTTAGCGGTCCAGATACCCATCGTTGCGGCTGCATCCTGTTTTACGCCAGCCTGGATCAGATACATTTCAACATTGCTTTTATCTGCTTCATCAAATTTTTTAGTAGTCATGATTACTTCTCCGTAGTTAATAAAAAAGCCGTGATTATGTTCACGGCTTCAATAATAGCACTTTTTGTTAAAGCGTCAAAGTGTTTTTATGTTATACATCAACCTCTGGCGTTGGCACTGCTTCTACGCTATAAGCAATGGTCGCCGTCGTCTTGCTGGCATCGTTAGCCGTCCAGGTAATATTGAAATCACCGACTGACTCTCCACCAACAGGAGTTACAAGACCTGAGTCCGGATCGACAGTGGCGATATTGGTAGCGTCGATTGACCATTTGCCAGTCTTATCAGTTGCATTAGCCGGAAGAGCATTAGCTACACACTGGATCGTAACATTGTTTGGTTGAGGACTTTCCTTGTCAGTGGTGATTGTAGCGGACTCAACAAGAACGACAGGGGGAGGAGGCGGTGGAACGATGAAAGCATTTTGTTTCACCTGAACCTCAATGACGTACCCGTCCTCGTGCTTAACAAAGCCGCCAGCAAAGGTCCATCCTGCGGAACCAGATCCACCAGTAACAACTCCACCAGATCCAAGCTGCAACTTTGAGAACAAGCTGGGAGCCTCATCAAGAGAAGTAAGCGCCCACACGCGACCGTGAGAAACGACGTTGCACACTTCACCGTCGAGGATTTTACCGCTCAGGTGTTCATATTGGGAACGGAAAGCGATACCGTAAGGAGTTCCACCATCAGAAAGCGCCGTAACAACTTTTACACCATCAACGATGCCGACAACCTGAACCGCTGAGCCGAACTCAATGTCACCTTGAGCCACACAAGCTCCATCAATATTGTAGGTTGAAGTATCAGAAAGATTTCCCGGACATGTGGGGCGCAAGAACAAATTTTCGTAAGCCATAATAATTTCTCCATAAAAAAAAGGACTATCCAAAAGGATAGTCCCTATATTAAATGCTAATTACAGTTGATGCAACTGAACCTCTACAAGCTGAATATCTTTGTATTTAGTCCAGCCGCCAGCGTAGGTCCAGGTTGTTTCGATTGTGCCATCAGATTTCTCTTGACCATCAACATCAAGTTTAACGGCAGAGCCGAAAGTTGGTGCTTCGGTGGATTTGGAAAGCATCCATACTCGGCCTGAAGTCATCACGTTGATAGCGCCGCCATCTTCGTAAACCATCTGATTTTGAGCATTAACAGTCTGCCAGTGAGATCGGATTGCCACGCCATAAGGAGTGGTTCCGGTAGTAAGAGCCTTAACCAACTTATGACCATCAACCGCCTGAGCTTGAACAACCTGTACGGCAGCGCCAACAAAAACATCACCTTCATTAACGACGCAAGCGCCGTCAATATTGTACTTTGAAGTATCCGCAACCATACCCGGGAGCGCAATCGCCATATCTCGCTGATAAGATGCATTAATCTGTGCCATGATATTTCCCCTTACATTACTTTGCTTAAACGTGAATTTGGCGTAACAGGAGCGGTGTCGTTTTTCTCTTCCGGCTTACCGCCTTCGATAGAGTCGCCTTTTACTGCTTTACGCTGAATAGCCATGATATCAGAATCTTTAGCAACATCAAACATAGCGTCGATATATGCGTCTGATTTTTCACTAACATCTTTATCAAGCATGGCTTTAACCACAGCAATTTTGACGTCTTTGATATCAAGACCATCATGTTTGACGCCTGCGGTTTCTGCTACTGCGGTAACTTCTGCGCGTGCGGCGGCATCGGCTTTTTGCTTCTCTACCTCGGCCTTAACCAGTTCCGGCAGGGAGTCAACCTTAACCTTCAGCGCATCGCGCTCAGCTTCGAAGCCATCAGCTTTCCCCTGAATGGTGGCAATCTGCGCGGTTAATTTTTCGATATGGTTCGCAACGTCTTCGGTTACTTCCACATCAACTGAGTCGATCTTAATTTTTTTCATTTGCTTGTCCTCGTTAGTTAATTGAACGTTATTATCATACGGGAACTCCTGTTCGGCATCAAGATTTAATTTAGCAATTCCCGCACGACCTTTAAAAACTAGGGCAATATGGTTGACCTTGATATTAGTCTGTACCGCGTCGAATTTCACCCAACCTTCAGGCGGCGCTTCGTCCTGTTTCATATCCTCTTCGAAGATATATTCTCCAGTCTCGTTTGAACCCCAGCCTGGCTTATCAATATCTACCGACGTGTACCCTACAGATAATTCCCCGGCCTCCTTAGCTTTAGCTTTGCTGATCGCGTAGTCGCTGTAAATACTCAAAGGAACTTCAACGCCAACCCCTGAAGCAATACCAGCACCAGCACACGATCCGACAACAACGTCCTTAGCATTCTGCGGAGTTACCGTTACGTGACCAACAGTAATTGGCTTCCCCGCAAAACTTTGCAAGGAGTCTTGCTTGAAAACTTCGGACGCCGGACGGAACTCAACGCGATCGCCGTGCGGAGTCTTGTAAACCTGAGCACCGATTCGCGCCACGATTGGGCGGTCAACTAAAAAACCGTTATCATCAAAGTGCGCCTTGATTTTTACTGAATCGAATCTTTGCTTTGCCTTCATTTTTAATCTCCTGTGGAAAATTCTGGAACAGCCCAACAGCGGCAATTGTATTCCTCACCCGGGAATACGTGATCGGAATCTACCGCTATGCGCTTACCTTCCCATCTTACATGTTTTTCACGTTCGCGTAAATCCATCACCCCGCGCCATAAATAGTAAGAGACACCAGCATCTTTTATGCGTTGGCGCATTAGTCTACTGTTCCATGTCCCGACAATTCCTGACGCTCTATTTTTGGCCCAATTACGGTAAATACCAAATCGCTCCTTAGCAAGCTCAACAACAAAATCCTTGCTTTTACCCTGACCGGATGCTGCACGAAGTTTATCAGTGAAATCAGTAACCATGTTGGCGGCAAATTTCCTGATAGAAGTAGTCACCTGCGATCGCCACAGATTATATTGTCCTGAGTACCAGCTTTCGGCAGCGGTAGGACCAATCAGGGCAAGTAGCATTACGGACTGATTCTTCTTACCTCCAGCATTGCGAGCGATCCGCAGCCACTGCTTAGAGTTGAATTTATAGATCGTGAGCGCAACGGATGATAGAGAACCAATAATAGGAGCGATGAGTGATTCAACGTAATCAAGCAATGACCTTTCCGCCTGATCTATCTCTTCGTCGTTAGCATCAAATTTCATCGGCTTTAATTCGTCACTCATTTTTTCAGTTAGTTTGGCTGCAACATCCTGTAGGGAGCGCGACATTGCGCGCTCGCTCATTTCAGGATAGCGCCACTGTGTTGCAACGCCATTAATTTTCATCTTCTAACTTCTCCCCTAATCCCGGTTCCGGTTCGGTTGTTTCTTCCGGTTCGCGAATGTTGATGTTATTACCATCCTTGAGTTTGAACTCAGGGGCAATGGATCGCAGCGTGTCTCGAGCTTCTTCCAGATCGATGATTTGCTCAGTGATAGCCTTCGTGACTGACTCAACGTTATTCTTCGTGATCTCTGATTCCTCTTTCTTACTAGGAACAGACAAAGGCTCAAACTCGATCGACCACTCCTCCTCATCAACAATGAACGGCAACAAGAACTCAAGAAGTGGCCTGTAATCTTCCTCGCGCTTGCGATCGACTAGCTTATAGAAAGTCTCAAGCGCTGTGTTTTGGCTCGCTGATACGCCGCCTACGTTCTTATTCTTGATGATAATCTCATGAATCCCGGATAGGGAGACAATGCGGTCCATCTTGCTTGATAAGAACTCAGGAACTCCGCTGATATCAGAGTTGAGAACGTCATATTCCTCAGTCTCAGCATCGATACCGATCGCACGACCTACGCCGGAGTTATCATCAACCTGAGCAAGTCGCAGGCGCGCGGCATACTGAGCATCATCATCATCACACATTTCGGCAAGACCTTTGACCTTCCATACAGCCTGTTGCTTACGTCGCAAGATCTGAGTGGCCAGAGATTCACAGTAATCATAGTCACAGATTGCATCAATCAGTGATTTGTTCAATACCGACGCTCCCCATCCTTGATTCTGTTTGCGAATCTGAGGGGTTACTCGCTCACCATCAGCAATAAAAATTCTTGTGTGGTGGATTAAGTAAGGTTGAAGATTATCGCCAGGAGATACATTGTATATCTCAGGCTCACCATAGCGAGGCGATCGAGCATTGGTTACTCTCTTTTCAACGGTGATTGCAAATCGATCGTAAACACGCACGCCCTCAAGTTTAGCTCCAGGTTTAACGGGGCTGGTTAGCATTCTGTTGTCTTTGATGATTGCCACAATAGCAGCCCCACCGTATAGTCTCGACCAGCAAAGAACGTCAACCAAGCTAGAATCAATTTTGTAACTATCCCACAGAGACTTGAACTCTTTTTCATCCTTGACGCCTGATATTTTAAATCCAGCCGTCACCATCTCTTCCGGGATAACATCCACAATTCGCTTCGCGGTTGCGTTGTCGTTGTAGAAAGATCCGACGTGATATGATGCATCAGACATAAAGAATGGCTTAGGCGATCCGTCTGCACCGCCGTTAAAAATATCGTTATATCCATCATGCTTAACAATTTTCATGTTTCCTCCAATAAAAAGGGCCGTCAATTGACAGCCCTGATTATATCTCATTTATTACCGCTTAACCATCCCGGCGAGTCGCTTCATTCTCTCGATAGGATCATCAATGGTCAGCAATTCTATGTTCGCCGCATCCATGAAGTTATCGACGATATCATCATGCGGATGGGTGTCATCGTAAGTAAAGGCGCTGTGCTCAGCGATAATTTCAGCAAGCATAGGGTGCTCTTCTGGCAGAACCACACGCCCGGCTTTAATAACTGGCTGAGCATCCATAGCTCGGGTAACTTTATCTTTGTTACGCTGCAATGGAGTGATGGATATCGGAGTCTTTTTCCTTAGGTTCTGGATTAAGCCCGTACCGCTCGCCTTATCTTCCACATAGATTTTACGAAGTACCCCCATTGATTTATTGTGCCTCCATGCCTGATTGACGAAAGCTGTAAATTGCCTCTCCATATCCGGCGCTTCCCACTTACCGCGAATGCCGTCGATAAAGTAAACCTTATCATTCTTCTTGCCCCACAAACAAAATACCGTGTAGTCGTTTAGCTCGCCTGTCTTCTGAGCGGTATCGGCAGTGATGAATCGGTAATCATATTTACCAGGATCTGGCTCATCAGCGTCAAGGCTGTTGCCGTAATAAGTCCACCACTCTGAGTTAAACACGGAGCCACCCAGCGCGATCGGCTTCTGCTGATACTGAGAATCAAAGGTATACTGATCTGCTTCTCGTAAAGCTAGCAGGTCGTGCACACTTTCCTTGCTGGGCCAAAAGGAATAATGCTTAACACCGTCCAATTCAACATACTCAGACGACAAAACGTCTCGCTCAAAGTAAGGCTGCAACCAGTCAGGAAGCGTCTTTCCGTATTCTTCAGTAACAAGCGCCGGGATTGATATTTGGTCGAACTCGATACCCATGCCGCCATTCATCATGAACCATGTTGAATCCTGAGCATGTAGTCGTTGCTGAATTGCAATAATAGGCGTCTCGTTATGCATACGACGGGATCGAATGGTGTTTTTCAATAGCATGTGCGTACGCTCACGCTTAACCTTTGAGAACATATCATCAGGCTTGTCGATATCGTCGAGCATTACCATGCCGGAGAATCCCGGAGTCATGTAGCCACCACGCGAACCAGTAATACGACCACCAGCCGCTGCGGAGATTAGCTCAAACCAAACCTTTCCGTCTTCGTTAAGAACCTGCATCTCTTCGTCTTTCGATGTGCCAAATTTGCAGGGCCATAGCTCTTGAAATTCGTTGCTGCTGATAATCTCACGGACGCGCTTACTGTTGCGCTTAACTAAGCTGTCGG